CCGCCGAGGCCGTAGCCGCCTTCATATTGGCGTAGGTAGTATTCGTATCCTTATAATAGGGGATACCACCGACAATAGGACAAGCCGTATATCCAGAGGCGTTTGTCACGGTACTGCCGTTCTTGACCAATCCTGTGGACCCGTTAGCTCCTACAACACCATACGTTGTATTAGTATCCGTCCAAGGCACGTTAACATACATCTTACCATTTCCGTCAAGAGCTACCGGATAATTCTTCCCATTAGCTGAGTACCCGATCTTAACAAGACCCAGATTATCGCTCGTGGCCTGTGAGTATGTAGTGTTATTGTCAGTCCAAGGGACATTGACGTACATCTTGCCATTAGCCAAGAGCACAGCGTAGTTCTTTCCATTAGAAGCATAGCCGATCTTAACCAATCCTAAGGTGTCTGCCGTGGCTTCATTATACGTTGTGTTATTATCCGTCCATGGAACGTTGACGTAAGCGTTGCCGGACGAATCCAGTTGCACCTTATAGTTCTTCCCGGAAGTCGTATATCCCACCTTAATACCGCCAAGAACGGTAGCGGAGGACGTGGGAGGTGTGAAGGTACTTGGTTTGCCCGTAACCCCTGACCAAGGCACGGAGGAAGCCTGACTGGCCGTGTAAGGCTCATACCCATCCTCACTGTTTAATTTAGACTCGTCTTTTATCAGATACATCTTACCTGTAGACGTGACCTTTACCGTATCACCACTTTGAGCCGTAGCGGTGGTAAGGGCGAATCTAGCCGTATCATTAGCTACCACGACCAATCTCTCCAAAGCCGCCTTAGGTAACCTATCTATGCTGATGGTTCCGGACGCGATCTTAGAGGCATCAAAATTGGCCAATGTCGTGGAGATAGTTACGTTGTCTCCGAAGTCCGATGAGACACTACCGGTAACAGCCCCGGACAGCGCTATGGTCCTAGCCGCCTGTAATTTCGTGGCGGTAGGGGCATTATCCGTCTTAAGAGCATATTTGGTAAGATCAATATCATTAGCCTTATCCAAAAGCTGCTCTATCTGCTTACCATTGTATTTACCTTGAAAATCTTCCATATCAAACTTATTTTTTGCTCAAATATAGTTATATACATAAATACCAAGAAATCGAGGGGGGGGGAGATACGGGTAAGTGTCAAAAACTGCCGTCCCCGTGCAGGAATCCGCTACGGAATATAATAGCCTTGTCTTTAAGTTTCTGGACAGACTCCCATTCCCATTCACCCTCACAAGGCTTAACGACATACTTATTCCCCCATGTCTTAAACTTCCTCTCTATAACAAACATCTCTGGGTCCTTTAAGACATGGAAGATACTTCCAACAGGGAAATACTTATCAGTTCTCAATATAACTCGATGATGTCTCTCGTCATATTCAGGATCGCCTACGATACGTGCCTTATAAAACTGGAAATCATTTAACGTCTGATCCACTGGCTCTATCCAATAATACCCCTTACCCATTGCAGTTTGTATTTAATTATCTATATTCGCGGTGTAGTAACTCATAATGTTTTAAGTGATTTTCAACCAAAGGGGAAGGGTGTCCGCGAGGATGCCTTTTTTCATTCCCGCCCACCCTTCCTATGAACAAAAGATCTACCTCGAACAAATGTAATCATAATAAGGCTACGATCAAAAAGAAACCCTATCGGTATTCTATTGCCGACAGGGTTCTCCAACGTTGTATCAAACCTAAATCATATCACTCCATTTGATTGTGTCACCGACGAAGCACCGCACCGCCAGATACCTTACGAACGCCGTACCTTCCGGGGCGTCAGGGTCTTCCAGATAAGCCAAGACAGCCTTGACTATTTTCTGGTCGCAATCCAATACCTTAGGAAAGTAGTCGCTATAGAACATAGCGAACAGGTATTGGATATCTCCCCAAGTGGCGTTATCAGGTTTCTTGGCCCCGCATTTATCGAACATCTGCTTAGCGTCCTCCATCGTCCATCTTCTCTTGGATCCGTCAGCGTTAAGCATCTTGTCGGCGGCTTCCCTAGCCAACTCCTTGGAAAAGTGATATCCATGGGTGTCTATGTACCGCTTATAATCCGGGTCATCAGCGTCTGCTCCTCAGTAGTAACGACTTCTACGACCTCTACGCATGTAAGGATCCATGCTATCGTACTCGTCACGGATCTCACGCTCGCCGAACCAGCCCTTGCGATACATCTCGTCCTCCCGCTCATGGTGCTTTTGACGTTTCTCAAGCTCCCGCTCGTTACGTTCCAGCTCCCTCTCACGTCTCTCAAGATTACGCTCACGACGCTCCAGCTCCTCCATCATCCCGTCACGATCCTTGCCATAATGGTCATATACCCCGCCATCATAACCCATGTACGTGCCGTCAGAACGACGGGAGCGTCCTCTACCGCCTCTTCGATCATAGATCTCATCATCATATTCCTCTTGGCCATTGCCTAAATCTATAACTCTCATATTAACCTAATTTTTTAATTAACAACTCTTTTAACTCATCGAAAGAAGACCCCATCCTATCGACCTTCTCCTCAAGATTCTTAATCTTTCGGTCTTGATCCTTAGTCTGCTTAAAAGTGGGATTGATATCTTCCAAGATACTATCGCATGCCTCTATGATCTCCTTATTCTTATCCACGCTATTCACGATATCCGTACTGGTTCGTTTCATGGCGTTCAGGTGGTTCATTATCGGATCCACGGAGCAGGCTAGCGTAATGCCGTTGGCCATAGCCACGTTCTGATTCTCTGGAACTACGTATGTCATAGACTTCCCGTCCACCTCTATAGTAAGGTCCATAACCCGATCTTGCAGCTGCTGGTACTGACCTAGCTGGGATTGGGCGAACCTAGGTTCCGAGACGTTAACCACCGTACCCATAAAGAATTTAGGAACCCCTGAGGTGTCCAACGTATAAACCTGATATCCTTTCTTTAAATCCTTAAACATAATAACGATCTTTTTTAATGGGAGGGAGGTTACCCTCCCTATTCTTTCTTAGTAAATTCACGCGCTAGGGGCCGTAGCCGTATGACCTAACATCCTGAACACGCCGGTGCATTTGTTGTAATACACGAGATGCTCGGTGTAAGCCCCTACCACAGGGTCACCAGATGCCACGGGAGTCGTAATATCCTGCCCTGTCATATGTGCCCCAACCTTATCCACTATAGGTGTCTTGTTGACGATAACCCCGGCGTTGGATACCGTAACAGGGGTGGTGGTGGATAAGCCGGACGGGAGGACGATCGTGGCCGGATAATCAGCCTCGGTCTCAGTTACCGGATGACGGACTTTCCATAACAATATCCCCTCTGGAGGCAGTGAGTTCCACTGACACGGATTGATGCCAAAATCAACCGTAGGTTCGGCCGCAGAAGCGTCAGATACCTTTCCAGTAGTGGCTACTACCGAGATACCTCCCCTATCAAGACGGTAGGAGGCGAATGAGCCGATCATATATCCTCTGAAATCAGCCATATTGTCCCCCTTTCTTATAATACGGCGTTAGTAGTGCCGCAAGCGCATCCACATTCGTTAGCCACCCTTACGGTAGGAGCATAGCAGCAGCCCGGGTTCTGTACGACGTAAGCAGGAATCGGAGCCTTTGGAGCTAACTGGCTAACAATGTTCTGTGTCTGTTGTTGGGTGATGGCGGAAGTAGCCAAAGCCTGTTTCTCCTCACGAAGCTGTTGGATAGTATTCTGCATCTCACGCATCTCAAGTTGACAGAACTTGTCATTGATAATCTGCGTTTGGGCATCTATCTTAGCGGCTAACACTTGCGTCTGGGCTTGATTGGATTGAATAACGTTATTGAAGCCGTTAGTCAAATTGTTCTGCAATACGTTCGTCTGACCGGTGATAGCCAACTGATTTTCATACCCTTGACGTGTGATAGCGTTCTGGATATTGCAACCCATCGTATCCAAGGAATGTTGAACGTTATTGAAACCACTAGCCATAGCGCTTTGCAAATTGCAGCAGCAAGAGCTAATTTGGTTACCGATCTCACATCCTTGTTGCTGTACGGCGTTGATAACGGCTTGAGATGTCATACCTACCTGACCAGCCACCTTATCAATAGCGCCTTGTACATTACAGATAGCGTTTTGTAATTGAGAGGTAGAACAGTTAAGGGCGTTAGAGATCTGATCAATAGCGCTTCTGTTACCTTGGATAGCCTGCATCAGTAGCTCACGGCCATAGTCGTTGTTCAATTGAGCCGGAAGACCGTTAGCGCAACAATCATTTCCATTACCACCAAAACCATTTCCGAAACCACGTCCGCCCCATAACCAGAACAGGACAATGATCCACAACCACCAACCGTTAGCCCCTCCGAACTGGTCTTGGTTGTTACGACCGTTCATCAACGCAGCGACTAAATTCGGATCCATCTTATTACCACCCAAAAGGCTGGTAAACATACCCGGAATCATAGATAATAAACCATTAGCGGCGCTACCGCTCCCGGAACCCATGCCGTCTAACAGCACGATTTTGTCTCCACTTGTACCCATGTCTATTTATTTTTGAATTAATAATAACCCCACCTGATAGTGGGCGTTACAAAGTTCAAAAATTAACAGGCCTAAGATCGTGATATGTGTCATCATCAAAGTACGTCATGTCTTGTAAATGGGATTAATAAGAACCGATACAAGACAAAAAATCCGGAGCGTATCACTACGACCCGGATTCATCGCAAATCTATAAAATCCAATGTTTCAATGCTCGAAAGAAAACGTCTCACGACGTCAAAGAGAGATTAACTACACGAAAAATCTCGCATCAACTTATTTGTATTAGCAGTGTATTCATTAACTATCTTACTGGATGAAGGATTATCCTCTATCCTTGACAGGCGGTTATCGTCACTCCTTACCGTAACATCACCCATCCTTCGTACCATGTTTTCTTGATATGATGATGGATCGGAGTATATAAGATCATCGACGAACCTATATATTGATCCATCAACCGTCTCACCTATCTTCTCATATAAGCCGGATTGGAACGACACGAAATCATCATACCTTCCACGAGCCAAGAACGAACCGTCCGGTCTCGCCTCGACGCCGCCGTTGACCTCCCGGAGCAGGCCCGGATTCCTTTGGTACAGATACCTATAAAACCCGGCATCCATCATCCTATCCTGTCTATCCAGATAGAAAAGGTTTCTCATGCTACTGTCACCGGACTCGATAGCCACGTCAAACAGAAGATCCCTTACCTGACCTTCCGGCAACGACATCTCCATGCTTTTTAACGTACCTCTGTCATGGTGGTTCAAAGATACATTATAAAATCCATTAAAATCAAGGAAACGTAAGACATTATTATATAAATCCGATTTTTTTAACCTTTCCTTGATCTGGATCTTCCTCAACGATGTACAGGATTTGATAAAATCCCGATCCTTTCCCTGCCTAGCCTCGTATCTCCTGAACTCCCGATCAATATCGACATCATCCATCTTAGGGGTTACGGGACGCTGATATATTAATCTGGTAAGGATCATGTTCTCAGTATTCGAGGATGAGATGTTGGACATAACTAGCTTCTTTATGTTATCCTTGATCACGTCAATATCGGATCGAGAAGCCCCGGCAGGAACCACGCCAGCCGGCAAGTACGAGGGTCGCTCTATCCCGATATCGGCCAACATCTCATAGGCCTGATCGGTGTCGGTTATCGGGGCTGTGTTATGGTACGTATTCCTACCCATATACAACATGCTCCTATCATACATATCGGAAGGGGATGTATTCCCGGACCTTACATACACCATCCTATCACTGGTAGAATAAGTATCCTGAACCTCGTATATCGGATTCCCTTTTCCTGTTATCCTATCAAGATCGGAGATAAAGCTATCGTATACCGAATTGCCTGCCTGTATGGAAGATAACATGACATCCAGCGACGCCATAAGATCACGGATATCCTCCGGTCTGGATATAACCATCTCATCGCTGATCGCCTCGCTTATATCCACGCCCATGTCGGCAAGATCCATAGCTATGTCATACAGACGTCCGGAAACGTCCTTGATGTCCTTAAAATCATCCATATCGATTATCTCCCCAACCTTATCCCTTAGACCCTTCATATCCTTAGGCATACTGATATACGGTGTGGTACTATTGAAGTACGAGTCGGTAATCGTATTTCCGTCCTGACTCCGAACCTCCATACGGGTCATATTACGATACGTGTCATACATCCGATCTGCGTAATCCTGATCATCCTGATACCGGAGTGCCAAGGAAGGGTATGGGATGGAGGTGAAAACCCGGTCAAACTCCCGGCGGTCGCTGATACCGCCTACCGCCCTCATGATCGTATCCCTTACCTCCATTGGATTCAAGGCTCTTCTCTTCCCTAACGAGTCATATGTATCCTCATATATCATATAATCATCACCAAGGCCTGACTCGGAGGATAGGAAATACATATCCTTCTCATTAAGATCCCCGTCAGACATAAAATCGACAATCCTCCTCATCATATCCCTTACCCGCTCATACGCCGATCTGTTGGTCATGATATTATCAATCTCATCGGCGTCATACATCCCGGATCGCTCAAGATTGTACCTATTGAGAAATATATCACCACCGGAGAGGAAATTGGATATGATCATATCATTAAGATCGTTGATATTATCGACTCCCAAGGAAGTAAGGGTGTTATTGATATCCTTAACCTCATCGGCCATGAAATTGCCAGCGAAATAGTTCTTCCGCTTGATAAAGGACATGACATCATCATACCTAGGTTCCCCGTTACTATCTATGTCATATTCCGATGGCATGGACATCCAATCGCCAAAGAAAGACACGAAGTCGGTGGAGTAGGCCGTACCCCAGACCGATAAGGCCTGCTTCTGGTCGCCCAGCACCTCCATCGCCCTTTGGTATAATCCGGATGGTTGGTTGTTAGGGGCAAGGACATTATCTACCCCACCCTCCTTATTTTTTATCACATAACAAGATCTTCCCATTGCTAAATCGTTTTGACACAAAGATATAAAAAATCCCGCCTACTCTCACGAGCGGACGGGAGCCAAATAACAATAATAACAAACCTTATGTTTCTCCGAAAAGTACAAATCTTTTTGCCGATCCTCACGGACAGGCAAAAACTCAATCCTAAATTATAAAAAATGGAGTTTATCGTTTAGCGAAAATATCCTTATCTGATCTACTGAGAACCCTACCTTTTAATTCCAAGAACCTAGACATCCATTCCCTAGATATCTTAGACACGATCCACTGGAATCCCTTAGGAGTCACATAAACAGTGTTAGTTCCATAAAACTCATCATCATCACGATATCTATAACGAGCGTAACCACGATCTATCATCCTTTGGGAAAGCAACCACCTCTTACCGGTCTTAGCGAAGAACTTATTATCCTCAAGCAATATACGAAGATTCTTCTCCGCTATATCATAACCATGAGCCTCCAACTTCTCCCGAACCTCTCTGATCAACATATCTGTCTCTTGGGCTATTTCGGCTGTCTTAGCGAACTCAACCATAGGAGCCTGTTCTTTGATAATATTATCAGATATCCTTTTGGCTTCCTCTGCAGCTTTCTTCGCCTCAGCTAATGCCTTTTTCTCCTTTTCAGATTTAAGTAACGCCTCTAATGCCTCTATATAATCAGATGGAAGATCGTTTTCTGCTTATATCAGAGTTATTCCTATTTATTGATGTACGCCCTTTCAATAGAAGTTCCTTTATCTTGTCTGCACACCATAACTTAAAATCTATACTAAGCCATTGAGCAAAATCTATAGCTATATCTTCATGCAGCCATACTCCACCTCCAAAAGCTGGCATTCCAGTCTTCTTTATAACTAACTGATTTTCAGATTTACCAGTTTTTCTGGTAATTGCACTAACCAGCTAATTTGCAGATGTTAGCGATAAATAATCATTTGGTCTTCTATTGAAGTGTTTAGCCATCTCTGTGGCATTAATATAAGTCGTTCCATTGATCGTCTTAAAAGTCACCTCATTTCCATCATAACTAAAAATCTCAGATAATTCACTCATAATATAAAAACAACGAGAGCCACCAGCGTCCGTTACTCCACTGAGGACTCTCATCTATCGCCTACGTCTAGGCGAGTTAATATCTTCTTCTGGTCTAGCAACGGATAGACACCGCAAATATAAGACCTTATTTTGAAACTACAAACAAACAGGATATATTTTTACAAAAAATGTAATCAATTATATTCCTCTGTCATATACAATGCATAATCATACCTATCCTCCATCATCATCACCACCTTCTTGATATCAGATAAAGTTAGTTTCTTTATCTCCATATTCCTGCTATCCATTCTGACAAAAGAGCCCTTGAACTCCTGCTCGGTTATAGCCTCCAACCTAAATAGATTGTATTTTATAAGCAACAGGCTTACGTCAAATATCAGGATATTAAGATCAATATCATCCTTCAACTCATTAAGAAGATCACGCATCATGGCTTTGATAGCATCGGTATCAAGTTCCAGTTTCTCGGCCTCTCTCATCAGCTTCTTGATGATGCCATTGTGCTCGATTATGATGTTAGCATTATCATCATCGGTAGGTAGAAGGATATCCATCGTACATTTTATACCAACCTTATCACTAAGCCTTTTATTGAACTCAGTCATATAGTCAAAAGCCTGATCCCTGCTTAATGCGTATGTATGATCAAGCAACTGCTTTTGTCTGACATCGACAAAATAGTTACTGGTGTATAACATCATCAAGACCTTTACTCGCTGGATGCGTAGGTCTTGCATAATTTTCCGGTGTAAAAAAGCATCTAATTGCATAATATAAAGAGTCCCCACCGGGGCCATCACACACCCGACAGGGACCAACTTTTAAATATCTTACTCGTCAGGTGATGGACTGACACCGCAAAGATAAGACGAATAAATTTACCTAGCAAGGATTTTCCGCCTCATTTTCTCCGGATACTACATTACCGTCTGAAACCAAAGACCTATCCTCGGCAGCCTTCGTAGGCGAGGCGGACCCCGATTGGAGGTCAGACGGGCTGCCGAACGGGGTCTCCGTATCCTCGAAGAACGTCTCATCCCTCCTGATACTCATCCTAAACTTAGGGGCTATGAAAGGATCGTTATTAAGATCGATGTTGATCGTAACGTCATTCATCAAAATATCCTCCTTAGTCCTGGAATCGCCTATCCACCCTCTTACGTCAGTAGTCATAGGCATCTTACTAGCCGCTTCCTTGACAGCCCCTAGCCGTTTCTTGATAACATCCACGTCTCCCGTCAACGAAATCATATATGTCTTATTATCCAACCCGGATCTGGCTATAGCGTTATTAAGATCCATTATATCATCAATACTTACGCCTCCGCCTAGACCCTCCATAATCCTATCAGCCATCGATCCGATCATGGATGAGAATGATGATATATCCTGATTTTTCAATCTTACGGGGTACAGGTAATTTCTTCCATTTCCTGTCTTTATAGCTACAACCGGGATACGCGAATTTTTATAATTACCATACTTGTCCCTAACGATAGCCGTACAGAACGGGAATATGTTATACCTAATATTATCCTTCATCGTAACCTCCCCGTTCTCTATATATCCTACGCTCTCGACCTTACCAACCGTCTCATTGGTAAAGTCATTTTCGGATACCATCAACGTACCATTATCATCACTTATGCTAAAATTAGGTCTTCCCGGCAAAACACTGGTAACTGTGCCTACGGACGGTATATCAATCTCGCCAGCGACAGATCCCACATTATCCCTATACAACTCAAAGGCCATACTCCTTAAATCAGCGTTACTCCCTTTTGAGTCTGGATCATTGGCTTTTAGCACCGAGACAAAATTACCATCACTATCCACGATCTTAATAACCATATTATCAACCAGCTCTCTGTAAGCCGACTTAGTCTCATCAGAATTAGGATCAACGGCGTTAAGTCTATTGTATTTATCATACAGTCCCTTGGTGTATGGATCTGACATATCCATCTTAAACCTTACCATATCACCCTTGCGAAGGCTAGCCGCTGCTTCCTGATTCACCGACTCGTTGTTAGATCCAAACGTATCACCCGTATAATAAGGGATAATAGACCCATCCTGCCCCTTGCGATACACCATGAACCAATTGGAGGTCGATAAGGCGGTCTGCCGCCCCAGTATGACACCGGTAGCGTTCTCGAAAGCCTGAGTGTCATCCTCACTAATCATCCATCTTGAATGATTCTTGGACTCAATAACGCTGAACATGTTCGTCCCATCAGTAAAATCCATCACCATCTTATCATCCATAACATATTCACCGGGCGTGACGAGAGCCTTAAGCCCGGATCCCGCCATAAACCTGTCAAGCCTCATCCCTCCTACCTCATAATACATGACCCCACCGATCTCCCTCTTTTGAGCCATCAACACCACCGGATTCTGGGCGGCGTTGACCTCCGTCCTGCCGGTGGATGTCCCGGGTTCGCTCTCCGTGAGAACATCACCCATAGGTATAGACTTATCGTAATCCTTGACAACCATACTTCCATTATTATACAGCCTCATCCATTCCACGAATTGAAGAAGAGGATCATCAGAATAATTATTAATGATATCAATAGCCTCATTAAGTTTATCCTGATCAACTTCATTCCCGTTGTCAATATCATTCATAAGATCATTGTAAGTCTGTATAGCCCCCTTAACCTGATCCTTATCAAGACCATTAATGTTTATATCTATGATATCATCAATAGTATCTCTGATGTTATTTAAGACGTTATCGTTGGTATTTAACCTATCTATCATTGACCTAATCTTATTAAGCCTAGCTATAGGATTATCGCCAAACCCATTTACAAGATCATTGATACGATCCTTATTATTATCATATATCTGCCTCTCCCTAGGAGATAAGATATCCTCATTACCGTTCCATATCTTTATAGCTATATTATTGATTCTATCATCAGAAGGATTTATGATATCCTCATTATCAGGTACATTCTCAACGATACCGCCCTCATCAGCCTTGATGTCATTCTCCATAGATCTGGCGATCATATGATTATAGGTCTTGAACATAAATGCCTCGTCCTCTCCTATAAGACCATCTTGATAAGCCTTATCTATGGCCTGATCATTGGCATAAAGGGAATTAGCATCAGGATCATCGGTATTCCTGAAATCATACTTGCTGTCATCCTCCTCATAAGTCTTCCCCCATGCGTTCGATAATATCTTCATGAACCCGCGCTCCTGCGCCCGGATGAATCTTCTGTCACGCATACGACGAAGTGACTCGTTTATATTCTTATAAGCCACAAGATTATGACGATACTCGCTAAGAAACGCCATAGCCTCCTTATGATTATCAACCCCACGGATAGATACGGCATTCTCAAAACCGACTATAGTCTCATAAGCTGCCATAAGATCGGCGGCGCTGATCCTTGATTCATCCCTGTTTGATAACAGCTTAGATATATCTGTCTCTGAGTTAACTAACGTAGCTAATCTCCTCTCCAAAGCAATCCTATCCTCCGTCAATTTAAGAAGTCTATCATTCTCATTGGCTAACTTGACCTTATCAGACTCAAGAGCTTCCTTAGATGTGACACTCCGCTGAAGCTTCAAAACATTCTTCTCCATTTTCTGTATATCATCTGTAAGCTTCCTGAGTTTCTCAAGATCCCTACTCGAATCAGGATTAAGACGAGAATATATATCTAAAGCAGATCCTATATCCGTATTGTATATCCTTCCTAACTGATTAGCGATATCATCCAAGTTATCCTTAGCCTCAAGACCGTTATAAGCCATGTTGGAGATATAGGTGTTAAATGATCTATTGGATATACCATCGGTAAGGGAGTCGGCAAATCTGCTGGCCATAGTAAAATTATCAACCTTCTTATTGAACTCACTGATAAGGTTGGACTTATACTCATTTACCTGCTCATCTGTCATATTCATATCGGAGGCTATATCGCTATTAGGTATAGACTCGATGACTGTCTTGAAATTCTCCTTAGTATCATCTAACATCCCCATTTCCTGATCATAACGAAGACGATTGAATACAGCGTCACTAAAAGTCTTATCTACGATTCTAGAATTAGGTATATCGTCAGCGTTATTATCCGTTTTCAAGCCTGATAATTGAGCGTTCAGAGCCATGCTGCCACGAATAGCTTGGATGGCCGCCGAGGTCAAGGCGCCGGCATTAGTGTTGTAGGCCTCCACCATCCCCTTGTTACGGGACATGTCTTGGCTCCATTCCTTTATACCTCCAAGACTTTTTCCTCCCATAACCGATCCAATAATCATACCGATGCCGATCTCCTTCCAGCCCTCATTAGATCCGTAAGTCTCCTTGAACCCGTTCTTTATAGCCTCCATATAGCCTATATTCTGCCGGATAGCCATAGGATTGTATCTTGATTCTACCCAATCCTCGGCGGATTTACTAGCCACTCCCTGAAGACCTTCCTCATACAGACCCTCAGATACCGGGCGTTTGATGATATTGAACGTATTCCCGGCTATTTTCTGCCATTTCTTAGGCGTTATGGCCCTTAATGTCCCGTTATCCATCCTCTCGGCGCCTACGCCAAATATATTGCGTTTTATGAACTTATCCACGCCAAGATCCATGCCGAACATATCGCCGAACATAGCTATATTGGATAATGACAATATACCGACATTGGCGCCAAATACGGCATTAGCGGCATCGGCGTTGTCAGCCCTGAACTTCATAAGCTCCTCATATGGGACTTCCCTTCCATAAGCGTTACGGTAAGACTGCCTGAAATTCTCCTCAGCCTCCATCAACATGCTTCTAGCTTCGACAGATGCCTCCCATGAGGTAGATGTACCAAGAAAAGCGAGGGTGTCCAGCCCCTTGCCTATCCTCTGTCCAGTACGGGCGGCCCTAAGGTAAACGCCGAACGCTTTCTTGGTATCCGAAGCCGCTTTGCCTATCCTAGCCAAAGCCACGCCTGCCCTAGCTCCCGTACGAGCTAAGTTCATCAATCCAGCACCGGAATATACAGCTGATGATAACATGGCACCAGCGGTAAAAGCAAGACCGGATAAGAAATCGTTAGACCAGAAATTAGCCGTAGTCATGCTCTGAAGAAAATTCATATCCCGCTCCTCTCGATTGTAATAATGAGCTAGACCATAATCCATCTTCTTATCCTGATCATCCAGCCATCTCGTGAAATCGTTATCAAATACGGCGTTAAAATTACCTCTGGATACACCGGCGTAAATACCATAAAAAGGCTGGATAACGCCGCCTAATCCGTATAAAGCAGTCTTACCCGCCAGCTTACCCAATCCTCTCATCCATTTCTCGGTCCTACCTTGGCTCCTAGATAGACGCGTGTCGTTATCTACGCCTGGAATATAAGACTCGTATTTAGGTATCCAAGTACCGCTACTGAGTCGATATCTTGAATCCTCCAACGATATCTCCGGACCTGTAAGGTTAAACCTACCCTTATAGCTTTGGTCAGATGCCATATATCCCAATGGGGACATATGCTTTATATCATCATAATAATTTGTCTTAACGGTATTCTTAATCCTTTCCGACAATGATGGTATCTGCGACTTTGATCTCTCCGAAGCAGAGTACGGATCAAGCACGGGAGGCAAATCACGATCCGGTATATCGTAGGTATTCGTACCAATGGCTCTAGTGGCATCAACACCCATTGTAGGATAGCCATATCTTTCGGCCAATTTCTTTCCATCAGGAACGTTATTACCGGTTTCCATTATTTCCATTATTTCCACTATTTCTGTTTTTTATCTCTTGATCAATGATACTGGCTATAGGGGAGATGAAACTCTCGAAGTCATCGGTAGTCGATCTACCCTCACTCCTCCAATACACCTCATTTTCCTTACTAAGTATCTGTTGCCACGCCATAGTCAAATAATACTGAGGACAAAAATCAATCTTTCTGGCTACTTCGTCAGCGTAAGCTACGCCATCTAGGTCTATAGAATACAACGGGGTATCTCCCTTACTGGCTTTCCCCTTACCATATATATCCACATTTATGCCAGAAGATCCATTATTGTACTTATATCCTGAAGCCCTTAACTCGTACATGGAAGCGTTATCAAACAACACGTCAGTAGCGATCATCATCTGATCCTTCCTGATATTACCGTCATTTATATTCGTAAACATATCTATATAAGGCATTGTCATATCTTTGGCCCCGCTGGCGTAAGCGAATGGAGCCACCTGCAATGACTTAGCCATCTTCCCATAAGCGTTATCACTTGAATTAGCGAACGATATAGATACAACACCAGAGTCGTAGGTCTCGGATGGAATATTTACATCCTCTTTATAGAAAGCAAGGTTATTGGCAGCCAGATCAGCCTCGCTTACCTCAATAACGGATCTACCATCACCTCCATTATTGCCAATGATCTGATACTTACCATCACCTATAGGGGATATGGTAAACGTTATCTTCGTATTGGCATTATCCTTATCCTTAGGAATAAAACCACCACCACGGGTAAATAGGTCACTAATCTTTATATAATCATACTCGGCTTTGCTTTTAGACGGATAATCACCGGAAAAGATATACTCACGCTCGGCGTACTCATGACGATATTGCCTTAAATAATCCTCGCCAGCACGCTTTGCGTCATCATTTAACCTACCCAAATCTCCACGGCTCCATTTATGCCTTAATAAATCATTTCTTTCCTTATGCGCTTCGTCATATATAGCGGTAGCGACAGCGATCGCTCTATTATTCCCAGCAAACCTGTCTTTTATTTCCTCGATATGCCTATTCTTGTTAGCCCCAGATACGGCAAGAGACATTATAGATTCAATATCATCAAGCGACAAAGACGTTCCCATAAGATCATTCAAACGATCCATAATAATACTTGACTGACCTGAATCTACCGATACGTATGGCGCTTCCCCTTGAATATTACTATTAACAACGTTTATATTATCATTTAGCAAAGAACTATAAGCAGATAGCTTAGCCCAATCGTCTAATGTTATATCGTTTATGCCATCTATATCAAAAACCTTATCACCATTATTGTTAATATCCCCAAGATTGAATGTACCAAATCCGTAACTAATGTCTATACCTGATCCTTCATACGATCTAGCCTCTTTCTCAATTATAGCATCAACACCATCCAAAACCGTATTCTCAGCCTTATTGAAGCCCTCATTAATCTTACTATACTTATTCCTTTGATTATTTAACCCAAGAAGCTTTATATAACTATCCTTTCCATTATAATCAAGAAGTGTATTCGTAGATCCACCATTAGCCTTAAAATAAGTCATGATAACCTGATCCCTATCCATATCCTTGACCACATTACTATTCTCGGGATCAGATGCCCATGCGTCGATCTTCCTCTTGGCATCGTCTGATAGAGACTTTACAAAATTCTCCATGCCTGTATTCACCGCCTTTTCATTGGCTATAAATCCATTCATGAACTCATCGCTTATATTCACATCTTCAAGATTGACACTCTTCGTAACCACGGTGGGACCGGTCATGTCATCGCCTCCACCATTTCCATTCTCCGATTTACCTGATTTACTAGCTCTTATCAAAGCGGATTTCTCCATGGCTAGATTATGCCTTTTTGTCTCATTGAACTTAGCCCTCTCCATCATCTGCTGATTAGCCTTGAAATAATAATCATCAACACCAAGCGTCTCGTATGAGTTATTATAAGACCATCGTAACCCCACGCCACGAAGGAACTGCTGCCTCACCATGAACATGCCGGCCCGCTCCGGACTGTAGTTGCTGCCGATAACGCCCTCAGCCTCCTCCACGAAATCATTTTTCTGCTTGGTGATATCCGCCAGCTCTGACTCCAACCTAGCCTTTTTGACCTTATCATTGCCAACGCCCTTTAGCTTTGCCCGTATAGATTCTTCCTTGGCACTAAAATCATCAATATACCCTTTAAGGAAATCAGAGGTACTCTGGACATTGAATAGGTCAGGATTCGTCCTAGCCATATACCTACCCTCTAGTTGCATCTGAGCTTTGCCGTTCTCTGATATGGAAGCCATGGCTATATCCCTGACTTGAGCATAGCTCATTTCATCTATATACATCTCACGCATCTCCCCCGTCCTGTTACCATTGGCATCAATCACCGGCACATTGACTTTCTTTCCCTTATTAAGGGAGATGAAGTTCTTCATCTTCTCATCAACCTCAGCGTGATAATCCGTATAAGGAGTATAATGTATAGGATTAAGACGTGTTCCTACCTGACCGTCATTCATCCATGCCACGGCATCGGCGAAAGCCTCAGCCTCGTTTATAGGACTATACATCTTAGGATTATTCAATTTCATATCCTCCATCTTCTCACTAAACGACCGGATCTCCCTAGTGCCGGCAATGGCATTCAACACACGGGTATCCAGAGCCTCTCCAAGACGAGTCTGTATACTTCTGGCTATACCATCAGAAGCCAGATTGGATTTACGATACACGTTATTCACGTCCTGTATCAATCCATTTAACCTATTCTGAAGATATTCCCTATCCTGAGGTTTTATAATGTCAGAATTGATAATATAATCAGCATACTCGTTTATAGCCTGCCGATTGGTATCTATCTTCTGCTGCATGTATCCCATACCCTGCATCATGACATCCATGTTGTAGGGTGATACGTACTTACCGTAATTCCTTAATATACTGTATTGTGAAGCCATCCTTTATCCTTTCTTGCCTTTAGTTACTTCCTGAGCGGGATATAATCTCCTATAACTCAATATATCCCCTTGAGGATCTGCGATCAACTGGCCATTGGGACCAATCTTAACATCCCCAAATATAGATCTTAATGTATTCATGGTCGTAGCCGTGTTCCACTTCTGCTGAATCTCATCATTGACGCTATCGAAATACCTAGCCCAGTTCTCGTCATTTATAGCCAATCCCTGCAATATCCGTTGTAGATAAGCTTGACGTTGGGCTATGTTCTTGTCGTAAGTATTCGCCCATGATTGAGAATTGACATTATCAGCCCAAGTCCTTTGAGCCACATTCCCTTGTTCTACCTCATTTATATACTTACCTATATTGAAACTCATGATAGCCTGTAAATTGGAAGATAAAGCCCCTCTCTGGGAATCCGGGACATTACCCATCTGATCCAATTGTGATTGGAAAGCACGATTAGCCTCAACCATATACTGATCAGCCGATCTCAACACCGGGTCCACGGTAGGAGCGTAATGTCTTTCCAGACCTTCCGTTGTCACGGCTCCCGGAGTCATCCTGAACACCTCAGGAAAGTCAAGACCACCACCTACTATATTCCTGCCTCCATTGCCGCCGTTCGACTTACCGGCATTTGTGTTGGTTTTAGGAAGTGTATTAGGATCAATCAGCTCAGGCATATCCAGCTTAACATCAGGATCCTCCACATCACCTATATCCATAGGACCGGGAGCCACCTTATGCGGGTCAAGTATAAAATCAAGACCTTCCATGCCTTTCATGGATCTTAACGCCTGCATCTTAAGCATATCCTCCCCAAGGATATTATTAACAATATCTTTATTCTTGTCAGAAAACAGTTGACTGAAATGAGTGATACCAGCGTCGTTAAGAGCTTTATGCTGTTCCTCTGTAACAACATCCAGACCGATCATAGGACGAGATGAGGAATATTGACCAAACTTATTGTCTCTCATCCTATCATGATATGAGGCTTTCTTATCTTCCGGGTAATTACCTTGGCTATCCTCACCGCCAAAAGAAACGAGCGTCGTGTAATCCCGAAGCGCCTCTGCGTTGGCGATGATCGAGTTCTCAGCCGTAGCCAAGCCCATCCAGCCACTCGTCTGCCCGTAGATAGCGTCCTGTAGCGCCCTAGCCTTAGTATTGCCCGTGGCATTCATATAAGCCTCATAAGCGACAGGATTAAACGTCTTATAATAATCCAGTCTCTCATCAGCGTTAATGCCGCCATAAGAACCGTCCTGACCCTGACGTTGATACCCAAACGTATTATCCTTATTATTGTACTTATTCTCTACAGGGCGGAAAGTAAGGAGATAATCGAATAAAGAGCTACCACCTTTCTCCATCTTCTGACGAATACCAGCTACTTTCTTAAGCAGCTCTTTCTTAGCCTCGGCTACATCATCTTCTGTAAGACCATATTCTTTCATGGATCTGGATATGATGTTATCTATCTCCCCACCCTTGGCGAAATACGTATCCTCATCCTTCTTCATCTTCCGGTCTTCCTGCTCCTTGTATATGACATTAGCGAAGTCCGTAAACCTTCCCTCTAAGCCATTAACGGTATCGTTACTATCATTTATAACCTTAGATAATACGGAGGCGTTTAAACGCCTTGTATTCTCGTCATCTATCTTATCGTTTTTCTTCAGCTTCTCCAGCGCCTTTTTCTGATCATCGTAAGCCGATTTAAGACCGATCTTAGCCTTATACCTGTCCATTAACGTAGCATACGTATCCTTAGGCGTGGCTTTGATCCCATACGTATCTCTGATGTATTTAGCGAAATCCGGCTCTATGGTTGTGTCGTCGGTAATAACCTTCGTTCCCTGCTCCAAGGAAACGGGGGTTCCACCATCGGCGTGCTTCTGCCCCATAGCCTCCATCGGCGCCTCTCCGGGCTGCGTCACGTACTCACCCTTCTCGACCTCTACGTTGGCTTGATCTTCCATTGACTTAGGTAACGGATACAGGTACTCACCGGTAAGGCTTCCGCTATCGAACCTATTATTAGGGCCTAGATAAACACCCCCACCATCCTTGTACTGCATCTGGGATTGCCTTCTTTGTCTGGCCTCACGCTCCTGAGCCAACCTGATATTGGTACGAGTACCTTTCTCAGACGCTATCCCAGAAACCACGTTACGAGCCAATCCCATGATACCACTAATTCCTGAGGCTATGGTGGTTATCGTATTAGCCGTTTTAGCCCTAGTGGATAAATCTCCATATCCCTCACTTCTCATACGCCCTATACCACGACCCATCTGAGTGAATCTAGACCCTATATCATCAGCGCCATAGTAAGGGATGGTGGTAAAATCAAAAACATCCGTACTACCAGACTTGTCAACCTTCTTATTACTGTCAACCAAAGCGCTCAAATCACTTGTATCAATGGTATTAATATCAGGCTGCTGAATATCAAATCCTATCTGGGTAGACGAAACCAAAGGCTCCACTCCAATACCCTGAAGACCAACAACATTACCGGGCATAATAGGGGTGACTTCCCCGGCCTCTTGATATTTAGGTATCTTCCTCTTGATTACATACTTGCTCATATCAAATTAATTTCGTTCTGACACAAAGATAGTTTAAAAAAAAATAGAGACTCATCATTTCACAACGATGAGTCTCTCAGCAAATGCTATTATTATGTACAGAATTAAATTCTTTTTTATGAATAATGATCCTATAGCCTTAACCAAATCATAGAAACCGGCAGAACTGAGACCTACAGCCACTCCATATAATAGAGCCTCCCACCATTCACTCCCTATAAGCAATGGAGACACCTTTAGTAGCCACGCTAATATACAAACCAGCATACCTATGACTACGGCGGATAGGACTTTAGCCCACTTATGGGTGTCAATATACGGCACTACCTTGGCTAACTGCGTAGCTGACATCGTGACGAAAGCCATGATGCCGGTAAAGGTAGTTAGATCAATGGTGATAGTCCCTTCTGACGGGATTATCTCTTGAGCCATCAACGCCATTGGCGCTAATAACATAACTAATAGGAACAATAACTTCTTCATATCAAAAACGTTTAATGATTTCACAAATATAACACTAAATCAATTAAATATATGAATATATCTATTGAAATATAGATATACGACAATAACCATGGCCTATATGACCTTTCCCTAAATCATATAATCCACCCAAAGGATTAGGCATTTTTTCTAATTCCCCTTTCACATCTGTCCATACGAACCCGTTCCCATCTATCATCTTAGTGTTAGTAAATACATATTTATCATATTTCACGCATCCCGGATGACCGGATATATACGAGGATCCTCCACCACCAGCTTGAATAGCGTTCGACGATATCCCGCCGCTTGGCCCTCCATAAAAGCCTCCTCCTCCACCAGAGGAATACGAAACGCCATCAAAACCACATCCTCCTCCCACTCCTAATAGACCTCCATTTCCGTTAGTTAAATTATTGCCGGAGTTAGATCCTCCCGCTACTTGGGATGCAGGAGTTCCCTTGGCATAGCCCCCCAGATACGCCTTCAACCCTCCCGCTGATCCTCCGTGCCCAATAAAATAATACTCACATCCTCCACCACCTCCCCCGGATACCATAATACGGGTCTTTAAAGAATCTAAGTTTAGAGGATCGCTATTGTTGGACAACCTCAAATCTGTAGCTCCGCCCCCGGCTCCCTCATAGATATACCTTCCAGCGCTCTCATTAGTCATTGAATGCCCTGAACCTCCTCCATTATAATTATATTTTACAACATTACTCGTCTGCTTAAGTCCACCATTTCCACAATACACATAAATGATATCACCACCAACTAACTTGATAAATCCAGCCACATATCCACCATACCCAGGGTCATTGGATCTGGTAAACCTATCTTCGCTATCATTGTAACCATAATTACCTTGACCACCCCAGCACTCAACATAATAATACGCCGACTTTGGAGCTACAAATGTATAGTAATTATTACTATTATAAGTGTATGTATACAATACATCCAAGCTTTTGGGACCTGTCATTACACGTCTTCTCATAACATACCTCCCCTTAGATATTTTACTAACAATGCTATAACCATCCTCCTATCATCAGCAATAGCATCTACCCATCTATTCCTCCATCCTAAACTACTAGGGGGGGTAAAACAAGTCCCCTTAAATAACACATCAAATAAAAACAACAACTTATTCATAACAAATTATTTATAATTAAAATACTAACTATTATTTCTACTCACACCTTTTATGTTAAGGCTTAACCCCGGTATCATATTAAGAACCAACTGCCTTTTTGCCTGTTCCCTACGCATACGCTCGGCCTCCGCTATCTGCGCCTCCGATTGAGGATCATTCTTAATATTATTGGCGATGTCCTCTATGGCTTTCTTGTTAGCGCCGGATTGAGCTAGCATCTTATATAACAGGTCTTGGCCTTCCTTCTCCCACCAGCTATCCATGGGAGGGCGGGAAGCCAAAGAAGGATCGGCAGGGGCTACCGTCTCAGGTATAGGCTGCTGACCTCCGTCCCCCGTGTCCGAATCCCGCTGCCCGAACTCGTATCTCATTGGCTCGACCTCAGGGACACCATACCTATTAGCGAATACATCAGCGAACTCAAATCTCTTCTCGTTTCTTAATGTCGATCCAAGAGGCCTTCCATACCCCTGATTCCATGCTACGGTAGCGTCCTTGTAGTTGGTAGCGTTATCAAAATCAGCCTTTGAGTACATATAATAATTATATACATTGCCTTGAGCGTCCTTATCAAAGAACTTGCCTTGGTTCATGTAGTTCCAGCCTAGCCCCGGTACACGACCTTGATACTCATCCACAAGATAATCCAGTTGTTGGGTTAATGTAGGCTTCTTTCCGTACCTGCGCTGTAGCTCTTTCTTCCTCGGTCCAAGCCATTGCTGGATACCAAAGTCACCGGCGGTTCCTAGGGCAGTGGTATCCCCTCCGGACTCGGCGGCGATGTTAGACAGGATGCCGATCGCTTGTGTTTGTGGTATCCCCTTCTTATCCGTCAGATAATCCCATATCTCATCATATACAGCCATTTTGCTATCCCCTGATCTACGAGGATCAATCACATACTTGCCAGAACCATAAGAGCGATTGGTATTTACAGGACCTCCCTCTTCTTTCTCCTCCTTATCATCAACCAGCATAGTAGAACCAAGACCTACATAATAATCCAAATCCTCATAAACACGGTTGACAACTTTCTCGGCTATATCCTGAAATTTTTTCTTATCATCCTTATCCGGTATCCTTTTCTTTATCCCTCTCAACGTCTTACCTAGATACTTGGTGAACACGTCATTTGGGATGCTCGCATAATCATCCAATTTATCAAATATCCTACCATAAATACTTGACTCCCAAGGATTGTCAAACACATTACCCTTCCCAACTATCCCCATTTTGTAAGAAGGAGCAGATTTAAGAGAGACACCACCGGTAAGGATATCAAATTCTGGATGGGTATCATCTAGAGATTTATCATCAAGCTGTTTATAATATATAGGAGATTGACCGAATATCACACGATCAAGATCAGATCTATACATCTTTCTTGCTATATCCTCTATCTCTCCTCCATCTTGCTTATCTTCGATCTTCTCTCCCCATAGCCCATATTTCTCCATGGGCCATATGCCGTCTATGGCATCCACATAACCAACGGGATACTCCCCGTCCAGACGCCGGTTTCGCCGCTCGTCCGCCGGGTACAGGGCGTTGGCCAACGGCTGCGTGATATGACCCAACCCCTTATCCTTGGAACTCGACATAGCATCCACCACAGTCCGATATACAGGTCTTAATTTCTCAGGTAGATATAATCCCGCCTCATCAACCAACTCACCGATCTTTTTATTTATACCCCTGAGGCTGAAATTATAATTACCCATGCCATTATTCAACGGGGACAATGTACCTCTTATCCCATTCATACCCTTGACGGCAGCCCCTCCGCTAAGGATATCAAACTCCGGGGACACGTTTCTCAAAGGACTATCATCCATACCCCTGAAATACATGGGACGCTCACCTCTTACGACACGATCAAGATCCTCCTTATATAAATCCTTTATCCATGACGGGGTCTCCTCCCGCTTGTTCTTCTTTGCCATAAATCTTCTTTTTCACAAAGATAAGTATAATCAGATGCGGATTAAAACATTAGGCGGGTACATGATCATATCACCTACCCACCTACATCCTCAATGCATATGATAAGCCGCTAAGGCTTTCTTAGCCGAATCCCTCGACTTGTACTTGGCCGGCCATAATTTACCGGTCTTGTTGCTAACCACTCGCCAATTACTCCCTACTTTCTTAATGCATCCTGACTTCGGGCATTCGCCCTTCTTCTTACCGCTAGCTTTTCCTGTTGCCATAACATCAAATATTTAAATTACAATAGTACTCACCTCATAAGTATCATAATTAATTTTTATCTTACTCATTTTTGAAGAATTCGGATCAAAAAATACCAAATAAGCGGCATCATAAATATAACTTGCTATGATATATGAATTAAAAGTCGCCGTAAAACCGGAGCCAGATATCACTCGTGAAAGATACATATGATCATTATTTAGAATATAACTTTTTATATCATCATATTTTGATTTGGTTATAGATGATACTATATCAATAGTCCCAGGTTCTAATAGATAACTTGATATGTCTATACCTCTTATTTTAAAGAAGAATTAATATATTCAACATTCAAATTAGGGTAAACAGATATAGATATATCTGAAAATCCCATATTAAGGGAATTATTTGAAGCGCTGATATAAATAGTGATACAATCATTCCTTTGATCATTAAAAACCATCAAATCATTAATATTCACGCCACCTAACGCTTCCACAAAAGAATTGTTAGGTCTTATCATCCTGACATTGGACGTAGAACTACCATCAAACAACGACTTTATAGTATTATATTGAGATTGAGGCAAAGTAGTAGATTGATCTCCTACAAGCTGTAAGATGATAGCTAAAAAAGCATCCTCATCATCACTTTTAGCTACTGCGTCCTTCCACGTACCATCACCACAAAGGAACCTACCCTCATCCCCCTTAGCAGGAGCCGGCACCAATCCCGCAGCGCCAGCCCCGGACGCCGTGGCGCCAACCATATCCTTGACCTTATCAAGTCTGCTGTCTATTTGATTACCATCGTACTTACCAATAAAATCTTCCATATCGTTTTAATATACAAGGGAGAGGCGGCAAAATACCCCCCCCTATATGTTAATAAATCAATAAACTTTCTCCTCATTGCTAAACCAACGAACTATCATCTTGAACCGACTCTCAATGTCATTCACGAACCTAGCCAAGAACCAATCGCCACGAAGACGATCACGCCACCTCCGATGATAATCGACAGCCCTAGGGTCGATCTTCCGGTCAATGTCATTCACATCCTTGATCCATACCGGGAGGTTATTAGTATCGTCTTTGACCTCGTTAAAATAGTCATTTATATTTATCTTCTGATCAACCTCCGTCACCAGTATCTCACGGCTATCGTCATTGGTTACAGGATACCTTAACCGCTGGCTCATATCGTTCTTGTCAGCGATAACCATCCGAAGCTCACCGCTGTTGTTGGTATCGTTATAAAACCATGCCTTATTGAATCCGGTAGTCCTAAGAATTTGGTAATTAACCTCATCCTGATACCTTCTGGCATCCATCCTATATTGGTAGTTCGTGAGGATCTTATTCACATACTGCTCACGTACCGGTACCTCTATAACGAACGGATATAGCTTACCGTAAAATACTTGATACGATTGGCTGGTCAATCCATGAGACCATAACCCTATCTCCTGACTTTCACTTGAGTAGTTCTTTCCAGACTGGAAATAATGCTGGTGCTCGATATAATAATCAGGGGTGTAGGATAAATATGATTTCCACTCACCCTTCAGGCAGTTATATCCAACGGTGAACGAGACGTCCGTGAAATGGCTGGCGTCCTGTAGCTCCACCGCCTGCCCGTTCCTGTAGAACCGGCCGCCACGGAATTGGTACTCGCTCGGATTCCCTACCGGTATATAATCTTTCTTGGTTATCAGAACTCTCTTGAACCGATTGTCCCAGCCCATGGATAGCCCTATACCAAAGAACTTGTTATCGATATCATAATAAGACAACTCAGCGTCCGTATCAGCGTTATATATCCGGCTACGGATGATCTTCATCTGAAGATGCTCCTTAAACCAGTTTCTAAGCCCCGGTGTGACCTCCGTAAGATTCCTACCATTAGAATCTACCTTAAACACCTGACCACGCCTTAAATCGACCCAAAAATGCCCAAACTCGCAACTGATCATATCCCGACTCTGGGTCCCGGAATATCCTAACGTCGTATTATTATACTCGATACCACGAGAGGCGAAAAGACCACCTGTCCCTAGCTCGCTATTCTCCGGGGATATTCTCTCCGCCAACACGTCTATGGCGTTATACAGCCCTACCTGATTCTCGAAGCGAGCCAGTATCTGATCCGACTCTATCCCTTTCATGCTTATAAGTTTCCCGAAAGAGGTCTTGAACTCATGGTAATCCATAGGCTTGTACGACAGCCAAGGATCGGTCATGCCATTCTCCGACACGTCGGCGGTGCTCCATATGACGCCGTTGGGTCTTTGGTAAGCGCAGTCCCAAAAATTGCTATCATACGTCTCTGGTAATGACCTTCCGCCTAGCGTAAAACGATTCTTATACACAGGACTTATCTTAAACACATTATCCCTTGATATAGGGACATTACGCTCCTGAGTCCATGATATATAATCCCCTACCTCCGGATAAAATCCCTCATAAGGCTCAGGCCCGGCTATACGGAAATTGCAATTGATCTCAGACTCCACAAGAAACTGAGGTATGCCATAGAAGTATAGGAAGAAACGACCGCTAAGATACATATCTCCGGTCTTGCAAACCATCTCATAAGCGCTCTTCCGGCTAGGGAAAGAGTATAGCGATCCGGTATCCGTATCGGTCTTATTAAGATAATCCTCCCCGGTGTCGTAATTAACGAAATAACGGGGATACCCGATGTTCCGATAATCATAATAAGGGAATGGTATCATGTCCCCCTGACCGAACTGAGTCAAGTAAAACATAGGCATCTTCCTCTTAAGTGAGAATCTTGATATAAATACATCACCTCCAAAAACAGGTTTACGCTTATTCTTATCCATCAACCCGCAACCGCCTAACGATACCCACCTGATATCCTCTATCTGCCCGTATTGAGCCGGAGAATATTTCTTTATCCTCATATAAGGACAGGATACGAAAGATTCACGTGTCATAAAATGAGGCGTCATACCAGCTACCTCATCATTACGAATATTACATTCATCCTGAATACGGCTGGTATCGTAACTTGATACCAATTCCGGATATTCAAGCATATACTTATCCATACCAAATGACATGAATAACGAGTGCTCACGATCGAGGTTGTTTATGATAATAGGCTTACCGCCTACGGCCTCCCCTTGCGAAGAGATATCTGTTACCGGATATAACCCGCTCTTGATATATTTAGCCGTTGACAATCCACGTAACTCTGACTCCCCTATTTTTTGGTAAAATAAATTATAATGAGCGACAGAAGTATAATAATAAGCATAGTTCCGTCTAGGTCCCCTATCTATCAATGCCGTTAACCACTGATACCTGTACTTGCCTATATCCACCACGGACTGGGCTGTGGCCTTGGCGATACCCGTAGTCAGACGGATAGCCGTCAGCGCTATGCCGACAGGGTTGGCTAAAAAGAACACGCCTCCACCGACATATTGCTGTGAAGCCGACTGATATGTATACTCAGCTATAGCGGATATTAAATTAGCCATAGCCTCCACCGTAGCTAATGATGTTGCCATACTGTAAGCCTTACTCCCTAATATCGTCCATTTAGGGTGATCCTCCACCTCCCTGAATATACCGGAGGATTTACCTAATTGATAACCATCAACAAGGCACTCGGTGGGAGCGTCAGGCTTGTTAAAGGCAATATCAGGGCTTAAGAATGAATACCAGATATTACCCCTCCTGTTAAACGGATGCGTTATAAATTTCTCACGATTAATATCCTTATAGATATACATATCATCAGACAAATCATTGTAAGGATAATTAGGATAAAGGTTAGCCGATCCGTCGGGATCATCGTACTTAAACATATCATAAGCCAGACCGGTACCGATAACGCTCTTATCCAATGTCCTATCGCCCCTATACAACTCATATCCTATTATAGAATCTCTTCTAGCCTTATCTATAAGACCGTTCTCTACCGCTATATCCAGAAACTCATTAACGATATCGTCATCAAGCATCACCCCCATAGGATAAATATAGGAGTCAACTCCATATTGACCGGTCAGTTGAGACGGATTACCCATGAAAGGAGCGACAGAGTTATCCGGAAACTTGTAATGACGTATAGGTCTCTGACAAAACGTGGTTGACGTATTGGGATACTCAGCGTTACCCCCATTACCGGTGAAATAAGACTTACCCCCAACTGATTTAGGAAACCCATAGTATTTCGTCAAAGAATCTATTATGTCCTTCCTCTTTGATCCTCCCGATGATATCCCGATCTTACTTGAATCATACAACTCAAAATTAGCCGGATACTTATTGGTAGACTCCCAATATCCGAAATCACCGTACTGATATGGTCTGGGAGCGCAATCAGCGGGTTTATCCCCACATGAGATACATTTCGCCTCATAGGTAACAAATCTCCTTAATTTCAATTCTTTCGTGAAGAAGAATACGTATTTCACCTCCAGTGGCCGAATGCCAAAACAGAACGGGGCGGGGAAGATGGCAGTGCCAGCCGTATAAAATCCGGCAAGTTCCTTCATGTCCTTCCTCATGGCGAAACCGGTGAAGAACACGCATACCGCAGGCTCGATGCAAACATATATCTTATAGAAAGTAGTCTTGTCATCATTCCAGAACAAGTACTTTGGCATCATAAATATCTTATGATCCACGTAATTCACTATAACACCTTTCTTGGCATCATTAGCCAAAGGATTAGGAGCCACGGTACCTTCCTTGTCCGAGAAAAACGTTATACGAACCTTATTGTATGATGATGAGTCGCCGATCGGATAATTATAGTTACCCATCATCTCTATGTACATAATACCGTTATCAGGATCGGATAAACCACTTATGTATTTCTCGTAATCCAACTCCACCCATCTGGCGTATGAGGATACATGTGGATAGAACTTGAAATAAGTCAAGTTGCTTCTACCGAACCAATTGGTCTTGGCGTCAATATCATTCTGCATAGACACACGACCTTCCCAGTCAGTAGTTATACCGGTATTAAACTTAGAATTATCACCATCGCCAAAAAGACACATGGCGTTCTCGATACCAAACTGACTCTCATATTGGGGGAAATAAGCCTCCATCGTATCCATTAACTGATCAAGCATCGTCTCCGTATGCTTCTTTCCTTCCCATCCGGGATATTGATACAAATATGTGCACTTACCCAATGACCTACCCCCTTGGAATGTAGGAAGTTGAACATCGTTAATAGTAGGATTCACGTGAGGATCACCTACCGAACACCCATTAGTACATATACCCTCATCATATAACTGCCGGACATTAGACATATCCTGACACAAGACCAAGGCGGAGGAGTCTATATCAGACGGGAATTTATCCTCATCCTGACCATCCAGCCATTCCTGAACCAGATCTATGATATTCTTACCTCCACTGGAGTAATTATCGAAATCACACAATACAGAAAATTTCCTTTGTGACTCGGCGTTACTTTGTATTAAGGTGGTAGGCTCGGTCTCCGTATAATCACTAGCCAGCTTATACGTAAAATCAATCCTAGAATCCACCAAAGAGTTTTTATCCAATATAGTCCTGGTCTCTATCCTCTCGATATCATCACATCCACTAGGGAAATCGGGAGCCTTTATACCGTCTTGATCCTCTGGCAATGATATAGCAGCGCATAACTCGTCAGTAATACCTACATTAGATTCTATGATATCACACAGGTTCTCTATATTATCAGCGATATAATCAATAGCATCATCTACCGTAACATCTTCCCCCATCGTGTTGATAACGAATTGGGTCTCTCCTACCGTGGCATATTCCTGCTCTACATATCTGAGTTGCTTGACATCTAGCTGATTCTTGCATTCTCCTCCAAAACCATCAAATCCCCAAGACGGGTCGTTTATGATCTTTGCCGTATTCTTAAACTGCCAAAGATGACGGCGGCTGTTCCCGGCGCACTGCGGGTTGTTCTCCAGCACCGACGCAGCCGACAGGTCGTCAGAGTTACCGTCCTCATCAACGATAACCTCCATCTCCTCCCTTGTGGCCGGACGAGGGATAAGCGGGAATCTAGCCGTCCTGTATCCTGTATTGGTAAAGAACCTTATACCCAACGGATATACCTCGTCACGCATGAAAGAGGCGTATTTAGAGCAAGCCACACCGTCTTTATACAGATTCTCCGTGGCTATAGATGTCTGCCATTTAACGAAATGACCCAAGAAATTAACGACCGGTTGAAGATTCCATTCATTCTCCACGGTCAAGCCGTATTGAAGAAGACGATTCCCGACAGACGTCATGCCTCTGGCTGTCTTATATACCGGTATTTCCTTGGATAACTTCTCCATGGTCGTACGCTCGCTATATTGATCCGTAAGATAATAGATAGTCCTTTCCGTTATCGGATGTATACCTTCTATGAAATACTCAAGAACCGGGCTTTGCTCACCATTAAACCCAACCGTATTCTGTATAACACCTATCTTATAATGAGATACCTGCTTATCTATATTAGACACGGTAAGGCGGATACCCATGTTGGTTGACTTACCCCATAAACCATCGCGGATAACCATATCTTGACGATCGAATAACATGATTGGGTTGGTCAATGAGCAATATCCGGTCTTCTCAATCCCGAACTCATCGCACAACGCCACGCAGAACTGGTAGGTCCCGGCACGCAGGCTCCCCCCGAACTCCACGACCTCAGGCTCCACGCACGGGGCCGTCAGCAACGGGAACACCAGCAGCTTCTCGCAGGCCAGCCTACACCTCTCTATTGGCTTGTCATCCCCACATGTCTTATACCCATGGTAATGATACCAAAAGTCACCATCATCATCCGGGTTAAGGGCCTTATCGACCATAACATATCTCTGGGGATTATATCCATCGGTCCAGTATATCACCTTCCCGCATTTCTCGTCCTTGATCTCTATATCGAAGATCGGATGATGAATGGAGAAATTAAGACAAGGGTCATCAACCCCGTCCTCTATCAGGACCTCCATCAAATCACATATCTCATCGAAACGACCATCCGACTCCTCAAGCCTCTCGCCAAGGATACGATGAATATCTTTCCCTGATCCCGCTAATTGATCCTCTACGGTCTTGACATAATCCAATGACCTCATGAACGTGATCTTAGAGGTGTTGTTATCAGGATTCACCAGAAAGAGATAAGTGTTATCACCAGCTATATCATTCTTATACCCAATAACCTTATAGCCATCAAATCGCTTACATAAAAGGGTACTAGGCTCGTTCTGGATCTTAAGCTGACTCCCATCGTCACCCTCTATGGTAGCGTTCAAGGCGAAACTGTACTCAGACGGGGATAGGTCCTGTGGATGCTTATCCCTGTTCATCCCGGAATCGGGAACCGCTATATTAGAATTATTTTGCACGATGTTATGTTTTTCGCAAATATAGTAAATCCGCCAGATAATCACTTATGTGGCGGATTCTAATAAACTGTACGTATTATGCAAAACATTCAAATCGCACAAAAATAGAAAATCCTTCTGACTCTTACAAGCCAGAAGGAAAATCTAAACACTTTGCAACGTTTACCCCTAATGAAAATACAAAAACATAATAATTATGGATTTTTCCCCATGTAGCTTGATTGCTTGTCGGCGTCCTCTACGGATATGTAGAAGAACCCGTTAGTCACGTATCTCTCATTGACGTCCACAAAATCAGTAGATCCTTTGTCCACCCCTTTCTTCGATCCCTCATCACACACAGCGACCAGACTATTAAAGTCATTGGAATAACCTACGACTACACCGTGCATATCCCGATTTCGAGGATCGAATACGTACCTCATCTTACACCTATCGTAAGCTAACTCTAAAGAGCTTTTGCTTAGCCTCTCATCTAATCCAGCACCCGCTACCAAGGCCAAAACGCTCTTTGATATGTCACTCATGGTGGTATCCTTGGCCGGAGCCTTAGGTATAGAAACGCCTTCCATGACAAAATCCAACGCCTTATCTACAAGACCATCGAAATCATCATCTCTTATATAATCCTTAAGCACCTCCAGTATATATAACCGGACATGGAGTTCGTTATTGACATCATTCAATGTAATCATAATACTAGTTTTTGGCAAAGCTAGATTATTTCTGTGCAATAAAAGATCAAATATGTCATAAGCGAAGGACTAAAAAAAATAAAAACTCCCCCATCCTCACGGACGAGAGAGCTGATAGATATTTGTATTATGAAAAAGAATAATTACTCACCTATTCTTACAATACAGTCACGAGACTCCTTGTTGTAGATCATCGTGCCTACCTTAGAATACAAGGTCTTTATATTTTGCCAATTATCCTCACCATGGGCGGATACGTTGGTAGGGGCATCACCGGTATAAACCTCCTCGCCTCCGATATTGACAAAATCATATCCACGTTTCTCCATAGAACCGCCCTTATAGGCCGTGAATTTGATAGTGACATTACCTTTCTCACGACCACCATACCAGTTACCGTATATACTACACCTGATCTCAAGAGGTAATTTATCGTAATTATCGCCATCCAACAACGGTCCCATCTGGATCAGAGCCGCCTCATTACCTGATTCCATGTTATCACCACCGTGGATAAGATAATCACCTACCCGCTCCTGCGTGGTCTGGTTTTGTTTACTCCAACCAACCAGCTTGCCGTCCACGTCCGGGAGGCCGGTGTTATCGAAACCGGTCGCCGTGTCGAAGTCAATGCCGTCCTCGTCAGCCCAGATATACCTAAGCACAAGGAAATCGAACTCAGGGATGATCACCACCGGAACCGACTCCTGCCTGCACACGAACGTCTTCTCCTCCTTGGTCCCTTCTTTTATAACCTTGTATGTCACTTGACGTATCTCGCCAGTCTCGTTAATATCAGCGGTAACCTTAACCTCGGCGGAACCAGTACCACTTGTCTTATCTAAATGTATCCAATCTGCCATATCATCGTATTATGTTAAATTATTTTAATATACTTATCAAATGCGTTAGGCCACATACGCTCATAAGACAGCATCCTCCTCCTGTTATCCTCAGCCAGTTCCCGATAATCATTCAAGGTAATCATCGACATCTTAAGCTCCTTCATAGCCCTAGCGAACTTACCCGGTTCTTGCTGAGCATATAATTTGTAAGCGTCACCAGCGCCTTGTATCAAGCCATTCACGGCAGCGTTCTCGAAGATCTTCATCTTGATATACGTCTCGACATAATCCTCAAGATAACCTAAATCCGTCTCAGGTATATATGGTAGACCATCCTCATCCTTAGGAGTAGCCCTGTACACAATATAAATAAATCCATCAAAACCGGTATACATGGTATTACCGGATATAGTTATATCATAATTATCCCAAGCGTATTTATCCCGATACTTATCAGCAGCGCAATCACGCCTCAATCCACGACCTATAGATAACCTTACTGGGTGATGATAATGAAAACGAACCTCATGGGACCCAATATAAATCTTCTCCGTGATCGTCTTCTCAAACTCTTCCTTACAACACTCGGTGCAGGAGTTCCAACGAAACCCGCGCTCCGTGCGCTCAACCCAGCCGATCTCGTGTTGAAGGTCAGCCTTAACCTTATCGCCGCCAGGGATCTCGCAAACCAGAGGCTCACACCTGTAAGCGTCAAGCATGTCGAAGAAATCAGATGGTAATACCGCCTGCTTGTTACTGGTCTTGATAACCGCCTCGGACATGATGGCTATAACACCCCCAAACCTTTTTAAAGCGATCTCAGCCCACCTATAAACAGATGAGGTATCTATAGCCCCGCTATCATCGTATTTATGTAAATCGGCCTTGATCTCGGCCAATAAGCCCTTTATCGTCACGTTATTAAATTATTAATTTATTTATTAAATTCACATTTATATTACAAAATGTTTACTCTAATCGGGTTAAACGCCAACCCACTATCGATTATCTTACTGACGTAAGAATCACCGAATACTTTTCTTCCAATCCCAATAGCTCCGTTGACATCAGCGTTAATCAGCTTTCCGATAGAGCTTTGGAACAATCCACGTTTCTTTCTTTTGCCGAGATAAACATCATGCTTACACAGTTTCTCAAAAGCCAGATGATCTACTTTGGAGGTATAGGATTCCTCATTGGTTTGAAAGTTTATTCCAACCAATTTACATTTGTAAGAAATCTTATCAATTAGCTTGGAGAACGGAATCTCAACGAACTTCTGATTTATCCTCTTTCCTAGATTTACTCCATTCTTCCATCCTCTGTTTAACCCTACTACAAGACTACCAATATTATTGTCAATACAATAATTGACAATAAACCTGCTGATCTTATGGATATGATCATCTATCCAAAAATTCATATAATTATTTAGCCGTCTAAGTCTCTTTGAAGTTCCCTTATCGCCAATATATGACATCAATCTGGCTTTCTTCTTATTATACCACTGATTGAAGGATTTAATAATCTTACCGTTTACAATGAAAGGCTTGATACCTACATTGCTTATACATGTACATAAATTATTCAATCCCAAATCAATCGAAAGAACATTATCCTTATTCAGGTTTAGATCCTGTTCCTTCTTCTCATAAATAACCTCAACCACATAGCAAGTCGCTTGCGGAATTACCCTAACCTGACATAATTTGTTATCTCCTATTTTTGTTTTAATTGATGGAATTATGTTTTTGATGAAATGGATGTAACCATCCTTTTTTAATCTACAAGAATTTGTTGTAAATACAACCATATTCTGCTTCTTGCCTCGTTTGTACTTCGGCAATTTAGGTTCTGAGTTGAACTTAGAAGGATTCTTTTCATATTCCTTCTTTAATCTTATCCAAGACTTTATTACCGAAAATACTTGAGCTACGACTTGCTGAGATACCGCTGTCGGTAAATTCCTGAAATCAATCTGATTCTCCTTACATAGTTTAGTAGAGAACTCATATTCCTTTAGATAGTTACCATCGAATATCCCTTGCCTGACGTTGAAAAGAACATAATTGTACAACAACCCGGATTTGAGGCAGATATCCTCAAATCGGTTGTCTTTTATGATATGTCTCTCAACTAATCTCATTCTTAATATCTTATGCCATAAATATAAACATTCTTTATGAAATAAATGATTTATTCAACCATAACAAACTCTTTTGTACAAAGATAGACAATAGTATATATCAAGCAAAAGATCCAGTCTACCCTCACGGGCTAACTGGATCACAAAAACTTCTACAGTTTGTAAACCCATTTAACTCCAAATACCTTACTTTCCGATTCAACTTCCCGGTACAAGAACTTATATCTCCTTCCAGACTCCATAGCCATCCTACACTCCTTGTTTAATGCTGGAGAGATATATAAATGAAAATACTTATTCCTCGGCATAAAATCCATACACGTATGGACGTAAGAATATCCACCTGTCCCACGCCTGTTTATAGTCCCGGTAAGTTTATTCAGATATATCTTACGGTTGGGATTAATCTTATGACATAGATAACCGATGTTATTTATATAAACCCCGCCCTCATTATCTAAGTACTTATCACGTATGACCTTCCAGATCAACGACTGACATTCAAGAATATCATTCTTCTCCACGATCGTATGCTTCCTCCTCTTTCCGTTCTTAGACATAATAGACCTGTAGAACCGAAGAAAGTATTGATCAAGTATTTTAAACGACTTAACTTTCATGCCACAAATATAACAATTCTATCCTAATTCGAGTAATATTTAGATGACTTTTGGTGTGAGTGTAACGGTGATAAGGCCGCACTTACCGCCGCGGCACAGGCTGACGCACAGAGACTAGCGCTCCATGTTTTGGGGCAATCGCACTCCATCGCATTGGCTCTTTCCTGACATAACTGTTTCAGGTTCTCTAGGGCTGCGGCGGTAAATATGCTATACGAATCTAAGATCCTTCTTCTTAGTATGATTCAATATCCCACTAATATGTCTGGTGCTTAATCCTGTTCTTTCCTTTATCTTATCATAGATATAACCCTTGGATACGTATGCTGATACATCTCCTAAATCCTTTATAATTTTATCATACATATCATGTATCTCGTTATATCTTATGATTGAGCTATCCCTCATTCCTCTTTCGCCTATACCATCAACTATGGCATCATTGAAACCGAAGAAATTAATTATTGACCTTATTATATTTATCATCACTGAATCTTTTGAGTTTTCTTGTTAATATCCATATCCGGATTCTCGTCCGTGGGGATCTGCAATTTGGTTATCGTCTCTCTTAACGTCTCAGATACCACATATTCCAGTAACTTATCAGGGCATATGAAATCATAATCCCATTGAGATATACATGGATCATCTTTTTCCGTTCCACATCCCCCTAGCTCTAGCGCCGCTTTCCTGTCAAGGGTTATAAGATCCACGTTTATAGCCTCTATATTTATATCAGGTATATAGATATATCCATCATTGACGTAATAATAATATTGATCTATATTACCATATTTACGTTCCTTATTATTAGCGTATTTTCTTAACGATATAGGAGTGAATATGATATCATCCATGATGTTCGATACCTTTATAATAGCCGGTCCTATACGGGTATATATCATATCGGGCAACCTTTTCTTAGATCTCATAAGAATCCGGCATAACTTGAACTCATCAAAACAGCAATCAACCTTCCGAACTCTCTCCATCTCCAGGCAATTGATATGGGTGTATAACGATTCCTCGCCGAACAAAGTACCGTCAGCGTATTTCTGGGCTATATAAGACCTTGCTTTTTGTCTGCCTATGGATAATATCCATCTCCTACTGACATGAGCGTCCTTATTGATGGAGTTCATATCATTTATGATTCTAGATACAAATTCTGAATTTTTCATATTTATGGTGCAAGGAAACCCACAAATCTTTAGTTTGTGGGAGGAATTGCGCCCTGCTCGCTTTAAAATTAATACTAAAATACTGTTGTCTTTTTCAAATAAATGATTTACATTTGAGGCATGAAATTGACATTGAAAATAAAACTCCTTCCAAGCGAAACTCAAAGCAGGCTGCTTCTTGATACCATCAAGGATGCGAATGCTGCGTGTAACCGCATATCCGATATGGTGTGGAAGGATAAGGTTTTTACTCAATTCAATATACATCATCATTGCTACAATGAAATCAGAAAGGATTTTAATCTGTCTGCACAGATGGTGGTCCGCTGTATCAGCAAGGTGGCAGACGCTTACAAGCTTGACAAGAAATCCAAACGGAACTTCAGGGAACTTGGCTGCATCAGTTACGACAGCCGGATATTGTCTTATTCCGAAAATGCGGTTTCTATCTGGACCATAGGGAAAAGACAACGTATTCCGTTTGTATGCCACAACACAAACTATCTTCCATACATCAAGGGGGAAGCTGACCTTGTTCCCAAAAAAGGCAAATTCTTCCTTTTCCAAACGGTTGAAGTTCCGGAAGAAGATGTGGAAGACATTGAGGAGTTCATCGGACTTGATTTCGGAATAACCGATATTGTAAGCACGTCCGAAGGTAAGACCTATTCTTCTGACACACTCAACAGATACAGGGAAAGACAAAGAATGATACGTGGTTCCATTCAATCCAAAGGCACAAGAGGCAGAACAAGGCAGTGCAAGCGTGGATGTGCCAGACTCTTGAAACGGCTTAAAGGGAGAGAAAGAACTACCGCAACGATAATCAACCACACTATTTCCAAGCGTATTGTTGCCGAAGCCAAGCAAAGAGGCGTTGGCATAGCCATTGAGGACTTGAAGCATATCCGCCGGACATCCAAACGGAGAAACAAGACCTTCAGGACAAAACTCAACTCTTGGAATTTCAGCCAGCTTAGGGAATTCCTTGCTTACAAGTGCAGACTTTCCGGTGTGAAGTTGATTGTAGTTCAACCGGAATATACTTCTCAGACTTGTCACAAATGCCACCATATCGGTATAAGAAGCAACAAGTCTTTCAAGTGCAATCATTGCGGTTGCGATATGGATGCGGACATCAATGCCGCAAAGAATATCGCTCTGCTTGGGGCTGTAGTAAACCAGCCTGAAAAATCGGGTATGTTGTCTTGCGCTCTGCATACTTCTGCTTAGGTTTAAAGCTCATAGGTCTTTAGCCTATGGGTAGTTTACATGCTAAATACTGAGGAGGGGATATACCCCTCCTGTTGTTACTTCTTTTTCTTAACCTTGCCTCCACATTTCATTTGAGGTTTCTTTTTCTCGGAGACTTTGCCTCCTTCTGCCATCTTCTTTTTCTTAGTACATGTCATAGTCTTACTTTTTTTTAATGTTAGTGATACAATATTAGTCATTTCTATCGAAAATAGAATAAAAGAGGTTGATGAAACTACCAACTTACCGCCGCGGCACAGGCTGACGCACAGAGACTAGCGCAGGAAAAAGCCAACGCTATGGAATGCGATTGCCCGGAGCAGAAGACGTGGTCATGGTCTGTATCTATGAATAATGATTGCATGAGTCATGAGCAACTTGTCACATCAAGAGGATTTACGATTACGTATAATAATCAATGTGGTAGATCTATATCTGGTTCTGTGAGTGGTATAGGGTATACACAAAACGGAGAAGAGCAGGTCAATAGCGCTAGCTTTACAATTCCCGCAGGATCTGGAAGCAAGAGTGGAAGTGTGTATTTTAGCCGAGAAGTGGTATGTGGAGATGTAACAATCTCTGGTCATGATTCAGGTAATTGTTGACAATCACTGCTGTGATGGTTTTTAATAAAAAGGAGAGACTTATTAGCCTCTCCTTTTTTTTGTTATACATCAGAATCTTAACAGTTCCCAGATCCTCCCTCAGAAATAATTATGGATCCACATTGTACTCCTGAATCAAAACCTATGACACCGGTTTTTTTACCAGACCCAGTAGGTATACTTACGGTAGTACTTCCAGCCGTAACGGTTTGTCCATGATCATTCCTACCAGTAACAGTTACAGTTATTGATTTAGATGATCCACATTGATTATCGTAAGACACTTCATAGTAGCAACTTAAGGTGGATGTATAACTAGACAGGCCATTACAAGGATCACCGCTCAGCATAACGTTGGCGCTCCATGTTTTGGGGCAATCGCATTCCATAGCGTTGGCTTTTTCCTGCGCTAGTCTCTGTGCGTCAGCCTGTGCCGCGGCGGTAAGTGCGGCCTTATCACCGTTACACTCACACCAAGCGCCATTGTTTCCGCCAGAAACCCAGTAAGCGGAAGCCTTCGGAGCCGTACATCCTGACGGACAACCTTGCTTGGTAGCAGTAGCCTCTACATAATCATTACATACTCTTCCACTGCAACCCGCATCCGCTAATGCCTGAGCTTGAGATCTAAAACTCTCTATCTTATCGCTAGCCTGAGCGTTGGCAGAAGACGTGCTAGAAGCGCATATAGATCCAGAAGGTACATCCTGATAGAAGATCGTTACTCCACAAGGTCTATCAGATGGACAATTCCTACTAGTAGCAGATCCTCCTTGGAAACCGATCGTATTACAGCAAGCAGATCCATAGCTTAGATATTCCTCTCTTCCACAATCATTTCTGTATAAAGCTACACTTTCGCCAGATCTACACTCAGCCTCTCCTATTCTACTCCAAGAATTAGGATCACAACAGCTATCACAAGAACCACCTGAACATCCACAATCGCAAGACTCATGCAACCTGTTCTCAGTCTCGTCAGAGTGACATCCAGTGCTATCAGTCCTTCTATATCTAGCCCAAACATCACCACCTGAGCAATAGTTTCCGCCATCATAGCTCCAACCACTCCAATTAGGAGGAGTATCCTCGCAATCTCCGTTCTTATTAGCGTAAGCTTGGGCGGCGGTTCTGGTAGCCGAATTGCTTCTGAAAGCCTCCTGAACCTTATTGTTGGCATCAGCCTGAGAGACCGTTGATGTTATAGGATCTAATCCTAACGAGCTATAAGGAACTGATATAGCCACACCCTGTTTACAAGAGCCGCAATTATCCTTGTAGAAAGTAGCGCTTCCAGTACCGGTCCATACACAAGTGCCATGCTGGTTAGCGTAATCTTGTCCTTTCTGATCTAGGATCTGCTCTGCCTTGCTTCTGGCATCCGCCAAAGAAACCTTGCTGGTGATAGCCGTGCCGCCGTTGGCTTGTGTGGAGGTCACCGTTATCCTCTGGCCTACCCCGCCTTCGGCGCAGTTGTTCTTATAGAAGTCACGGCTTGCCACGTAAGTCCAGGTACATCCTCCGTTCTTATTGGCGTAAGCCTGACCCTCAGCTCCACGAACGGCATTCTCAGCTTTCTTATTGGCGTCAGCCAAAGATATGTTGGAGGTGTACGGATGTCCCGGAAGCTTGCTGCTGCTTACGGATACCATGTCTCCTACGCCGCCATCAGCGCAATTGTTCTTCTGAACCTGACCGGTATAGCTTCCTGTCCACGTACAAGTACCCTTCGAGTTAGCCACGCTCTGTCCCTGAGCCGTAACAGCCGCCAATGCCTTGGCGTTAGCGTCAGCCTGAGATACACATGATTTGAACTTGCCGTCAGAGCTAGGAGCCGGATCCGTAACATCATTCTGAGTCACGGTAACAGAGCTTCCAACCCCACCATCCGCACATTGACGGGTGAAGGCCTTAGATGCCGTACCAAACCAGAAGCATGTCTTATTACCACCAGCTATATACCGCTCTTGATTCTCAGGATCAGTATAGCAGGTATTGGTATTACGTTGATGTAATTTAGAGATACAGTCCTTACATACGGTTTCGATAATCTCCCAAACCGGTTGCTCAGTCTTAGTATGGCACGTGTCATCATAATTCTTGTTAACAAATGCCTGACCCATCCTATCAATGCAGGCCTTAGCCAAAGCGTCAGCCTCCTCTTGTGAACGGGTAGAGGTGAAGGACTGTCCCATAAGATCCGGGGTTACGGTAATAGGATCAGCGTACTGGCAAGTAGGACACTTAGGAGTGAACTCCTTACTATAATTACCGACATATATCTTCAACTCATCACAAGTACCACGATCGTTGGCTATGGCCTGACCTTGCGCCTTGACAGCGGCCTTAGCAAGCTCGTCAGCGGCGAACTGGCTCTCGTATGAGTAGAATGGACCTCCGGTTACATCGGCCTCAGTAACGGTAACTGAAGACGGGATAAGACCGGACGGACAGTTATTCTTCTCGAACGCCTCGCTATAATGACCGGTATATTTAGGAGCCTCATGACAAGTGCCTTGCTCATCGGCTATCTTCTGGCCTTGATTCATTACAGCGGCCATAGCCACTAAATTAGCCTCATCTTGAGATACGCAAGACTGGAACGGATGACCATCTACCATGTCCTGTGTCACGGTGAACGGATCTCCTACCTGATTAGCGCCACAATTGCTCTTCGTGAACTCGAAGCTGGCCTTACCGGTATACATAGTAGCGTTAGAGCAAGTACCCTTGGTATTAGCCAAAGCCTGTCCTTGAACCTGTACGGCGGTCATAGCCATAGCGTCAGCGGCGGTCTGTGAGTCGTTAGACTGGAATGGGTGTCCTTCTACCATATCTTGAGTGATCGTCACTTTAGATCCTATCTTACACTCGCCACAGTTGTTTCTCGTGAACTCCAAGGAAGCACGGCCAGTGTACGTACAAAGGGCATGGATATTGGCAAGAGCCTGTCCTTGGGCGTCAACGGCGGCCTTGGCCTTGTTGTTGGCGTCCTCCTGAGATATAGTCGAAGTAAATGGATAACCATCAACCATCCTATCGTTTACCGTATAAGTGCCACCAGCACCAGTACCACAATTGTTACGGGTAAACGTACGTGTATAAGTACCGGTATATACAGGAACCTTCTCACACTTACCTTTCACGTTAGCCACATCCTGGCCTTGAGCCTCAACAGCGGCCTTAGCCTTGTTATTAGCGTCCTCCTGAGATACGGTAGATCTAAAGTCTCCTGTCACCATAGTCTCGTCTACAACAACCTTAGTACCATACTGGGTCTCGTCACAATTGTTACGGGTAAATTCCTTACTGTATTTACCATGATATACGGTCTTCTCCTTACACTCACCTTCAAGGTTAGCCTGTTGTTGGGCGTTAGCCTCAAGATCGGCCTTGGCCTTATTGTCGGCGTCCTCCTGCGAGATAATAGAGAAGTACTTACCGGCGGCTACAACATAAGTATAAGGTTGACCGATATGGAACTCATCACAATTATTTCTCGTGACTGTCTTCTCCATCCTAACGTTATAGTAGACGTTAGTCTGACAATCGCCACGCTCATTGGTGATAGCCTGACCTTGCGCCTCAACAGCGTCCTGCGCCAGCTTATTGGCGGCATCCTGTGATACTGTAGAAGTGAACGGATAGCCGGTACACATCTTCTCATCCACGGTAAAGTCAACAGGCGTAGAACCTTCAGGACAATTAGTTCTCTGGAATACCTTAGAATACGATCCGGTAAATACCGGTATCTTCTCACAATTACCCTTGATATTAGCTATATCCTGACCCTGAGCCTCTACAGCGGCTTGGGCTAACTTATTAGCCTCCTCCTGAGAGACGATAGACCTGAAGTCGCCTTCTACCATAGTCTCGTTAACAACAACCTCCGTTCCGTATTGAGTGGAGTCGCAATTGTTACGGGTAAAGGTCTTGCTAAACTTACCATAATAGATATTCTCCTTAGGCTTACACTCACCTTCCAGATTAGCTTGTTGTTGACCATTCTTTTCAATATCCTCAAGAGCCTTCCTGTCGGCGTCCTCTTGAGAGATAGAAGACACGTACTTACCCTCAGGAACGATGTAAACATATTCCTGACCGTCACTAAACTTATCACAATTGTTACGGATAAAGGTTTTCCTTTGCTCCTCGTTATACCAGATGTCAGTTATACACTCACCATGCTCATTAGCGTACTTCTGTCCGTTAAGAGCTATATCCTCCATAGCCTTAGCGTCAGCGTCCTCCTGTGAGATAAACGACTTGTACGTCCGTTCCTCAACCACATACAAGACAACCGAACCGTGCTGGTTGGCTAGACAGTCATCCTTGGTAAACGGCTGAACCATCTTGATATTATAATAAACGGGCTTGGCATCTTGGGCTATCATATACTCCTTAACAACACTACCGTCCTTTGACGTTATACGGAACTTAGCCGTACAGATCTGACCGGTGTAATTAGCCTTGTATACGATGTTAAGCTTATTATCGCCTACCCCATGGCTCTTGTCGTTAATGGCAAAGCAATTACCCTCAACGCAATTCTTATCTACTTCCCTTGCCATGTCAATCCTCCTCTATTCTCCATGAAACATTATCTCCGGCCTCTACCCTCACGATCTGGGTATCACCATCCTTATTAAGCGTCAACCTTTGCGGATCCACGTTAAAGGGTGGTTCCGGTTCCGGCTCCTCGCTGCCATCGCCACAAGTGCAACATACCAGTTCAATATCATACTCGGTATTGGACTTGATATCGATAACGACCTGACCGTTCTCACTAGTCACGTTATCAAAGTCATGATCAAGTATAATATAAGGTATATCATTAGGCTGTTGATTGATATTAACAACCTTGCCATTCAAGACAAACATCTCATGATGCTCCTCGTTATCCATGTTCTTAGGCATGGCTATAACGAAGCTAGCGTCATACAGGTCAGTGGCTCCCGGATCCTCAGGATCGGCGTACACCACGTATCTGCTATCCTCGTCAGGTATCTTAACGGATAGCCCGTTGACGTTCATAGACACCATATAGCATTTACTTACCGAACCACCAAGAGTAAGGCAGGAGGCCTTGACCGAGGCGGAGTTAAGCTTGGCGTTGATGACCGCCGTCCCGCCCTCCATGTCAAACATGATATTGGCCGGATCCACGCTCACCCGCTCCATACCCTTCTGGGTTATGGTAGCGAGTTTCGTTACCTTGCCTTTCTCGACCGCTACGTAAGTCTCCCTAGGCAACCTACCCATCCATCCCGGCTCTACCTTGATCGCCACCTTGTCGGGACCGGTACCGGAAATCTTGTCGTAGGACACCCATGAGGAGCCTTGCTCGATCTTAGCAAGAATATCTTTTAAATTATTCATATCATTCCGCTTGAGTTATAGTCCATTTATCACTCTTGCCTACGATAATCTCCAGAATCTGCTCACCGCCCTCAGGAGGATACTCGAAGTTAGTAGGCTTAATCTCAAACACGCTGGCGCCACCACAACCAAGATCGCAGATCATGTCCGGCAACCATCCCTCCTCGAAAAAACGCTCTATAAGCTCCCTGACGGCCTCTGAAAAAGAATCAAGCTCCAACCTGTCTGCTGGGACAGACCCTTTCTTAAGTGTCTCACCACATACCCAACCGTCACACTCGGAAGCCAAGACCGTATCATACACTCTCTTAGCCATAGCATGAAGTATTTAAAATATTACTATTCAATGTAGTATATACGATATTAACATCAGCGAACTCATCGCCCATGCAATACCTTTTCTTGAACTTAATGGATCTACCAGAAACGACATACCCGTCGTTAGGTACGATAGTACCGCAGTAGGTCACGCTAAGAACATTCAGAGGCTCGTATCTTAACCTTACGGCCTGCACTCCCTTAAACGAATCCCTTTGGATGGACGCCGTTGCTCCAGATACGGCAACCAGCTTCCTTACCAGAGACTCGATTACGCTATTCATGCCATCTCCGTTCCTGATATCTGCCTCAGGAAAAGACTGACCATCATATATGATCTGGGAACTGTAGATACTACATTCATTCCCCGGTCTATATTCCGGCTTACATGGATTACAGTTATTCCTCATATCAAATCAATTTATTAATCATTCTCCTTAATTCAAGTATCTCAGCATCCATGTCCCGTATAGCCTTTATCATAGCGTTAAGGACATCAGACATATCGCAGCTGGGAGATAATCCCAATGACTCCACACGTACCTTGTCTCCTGGATAAACACAGTCGGTGCTCATGTACGTAGAGCACGGTACTTTCGTATCGTCTACAGTAGGCCTGTATTGTTTCTTGTTACAACCATTCATTGTTACCATACCTCCTCTTCAGTTCCGCTATCGCCACCGCCATTACCGGCGTTGACAAGCTCGTTTATAATCTTCTTCAAATCCAGAACCTCGCGATGGTATAAATCTATCTGCTTATCCCTAGACGCTATAATACGCCTCAATGAGTCTACAACGACAGAGATATCAGTGCCTTTCTCTATACCGTCCACCACCAACTCATCACCTGAGTATAAGACGCATTTATCATATAAAACTATAGGACATCCATAGCCAACACAAGGCTCGTCCTGACAATCCCTATCGCAAGGATCACAAGGATCCTCAGGGCATTTGTTAAGAAACCTATCTATCTTAACGCCATGACAGCATTCTTTAGGACGCTCCCTCGAATGATCATGACAACAACCACCTGTATTACACATATTAATAATATTAATGTTTTTAGCAAAGATACCTATTTGGTTTGATTATAAGACAACGAGACGCATGAAACTATAAGAGGTAGAGACCATAAGCCCCTACCTCCAAACACTAATCTAACATTATGGAAAACACAAACGCATTCTTACCAATAACATTGATCCTCTTGATCAATATTCTCAATCCATTTCTCGCACTCAAGATTAAGATCGGCGTACTCCTGCCCCTCTACCATCAAAACCTCACGGGCTTTGGCGTTGGCATCCTCTACTGATATCCATGATCTAAACCTATTGGCTTTGATAGAATAATATACCCTACCTGATTTATATCCAAACGGACATATCTTCTCGAACCAATCACCGATCTTCGTATTATAGAATACAGGAGAGCAGCTACCCTCGGTGTTAGCCTTCTCCTGACCTTCTTTCATGAACTTCCTATAGGCTAACGTATCGGCATCTATCTGGGAGATATCGGATATGACAGCTCCGGATGGTAATTCATATACGACACCTTCCTTACCTGACATGCCGGCCTCGCAATCATTCTTGTAAAACAAGCCACGAAGAGGCTGTGAGGCCCAGTCCTTGCAGCAGGTCCCGACGGCGTTAGCCTCCCCCTGCCCGATCCGGCCAAGCTCCACCCTAGCCTTATCATTGGCATCTTTCTTAGATAAGTAAGAGACAAACCTACCTTCCTCTATACATACCTGTTCCTTGGATCCCTTACCGCTTACGCAATCATTCTTGATAAACTCATCGCATACCTGATCGTTATACCATACGGCCGGTATTATGCCGGCATATGTATTAGCGTAATCCTGACCATTGGCCCTAACATCGTCCTCGGCCTTATTGTCAGCCTCATCCTGCGTATTGCCAAAATAGACGTTGGCCGGGATCCGGTAGTCAACGGATCCGCCCACATACCCGGCAGGCGGGTTGTTTCTGGTGAACACCCGTACTATCTCCTTATTCCCGTATATCATACATGACATAAACGATCCTCCAAAGCATATACGATCTTAGCGATCGTCTTGTCTCCGCTTATCTTCACGCAAGACTCCCCTAGATCCCGGACATCTATAGCCTCCCTGATACGGGTAAGCTCGTCATATATCTCCTCTATCACATCGGAGATCATAACACACTCATCCGAATCCTTATGCTTTGACCACTCCGGCAACTTACCCTCATAGGGTACGCAAGTGGACGGGGTTATATGCGAACAACTATATTTTTTCATGCCAGTAACTTATTAACACGTTCCTTTAACGATCTTACCTCATCCGGGCATAACCCGCAATCATTCTCACACAAGGATTTCCGTAGACGAACCATCTTGCTCCAATAAGATATATCAGGCTTATCACCAATTTTATACCTATAATACCTCATATATCTACTCCATTGGCAAGATAACCATTCGTCAACAACCCCACATAAATCTATCCTATCAAGGTTTGATATACTTTGAGCGCCCATCAAGAATCTCCTTTCTCATTTCCTGTACCTCCTCGTCGGGCGGACATCCATATGGCAGATCCCTAATCCACTCACGGATCTTCTTCTGCATGTTGAGATAGACGATACCCACGTCACCTATGGTACGGGTCTGTTTGTATATGCTCACCACGTCACGCTCCATGGTCTTCAACGGATCGAGCATGACCATACAACCGGCGGTGCTCCTAGAAGCGTATTCCATATCGCTAACAACGGTAGAGGAAGCACGATTCATCATACTTCTCTCAATCCTTTCTCTCTCGGCCCTTAACGCCTTTTCTTTACAAGTATTACAACCCATAACTGTATTTTTTATTCAACAATCCACGCAATTGGTAGCCATCTCAAGAAGCTCTCCGATACGATCAATAATCTCATGAGCGACCCTTATGTTATCCAACCTGACATTCGCCTCAGCTACGGCCATAAGTGTCTCCATCTCCTGTATCTTATTTATAAGATCCTTATCCTTATCGTCACATAGGATATCGGTCTTGATCCATAGTCGGTCAAGACGCCTGCGTATAAGATCCGTCTTAAGATACTTGCGACTGAAATTGTAAGTGGAAGGGCTACCTATAATCTTGATATCATATATACCGTCTGGAAGATCAAGATACTTGACATTACAATCATCGTAATTAAAACAATTGAGGCCTAGTGTTAGACTGGTAAAGGTATTGACCTGATTCTTGCCAAGAAACAAGGTAACGGGGTCGGACATGCCCGGGGTAGTGATCTCGATGATCGCCTTCCTGTCCTCCAGCAACCCCCACTCGGACTCATCCAATACCTGCAATACCTTGGGATCACGTGTCTCTAACACCTGAAACGACAGCCTAATATCATTCATATTAACCTTCTTATCGTACCGGCACAAGCTATCGTCATAACGGGCTTGCATATCAAGATCCAGAATATCGGTATAATATGTCTTGACTTCATGGCCGTTGATAAACACCGATGTTATCTGACAAACATGAGACCTAGCGACATCGAAAAACACCATCCTTACATTACCCTCATAATCAACTCCCGATGTCGGATATGTCAATATCTGGGTATTATACTCACCATCGTTACGTCTAGCCACGACAGTAATAACGATAGGTTTCTCTATATCGTAATCATCCATGATAATCCTAGCGGCGAACTTATCATGAATTATCTTAGGTATGATATTAATCTGATTCATATGCTATCTTTTTAGCAAAGATAGCATATGTTGTATTAAAAATAAAATCTATCCAACTCCAAAAATATCTTCAAGATCATCCATGTTTCTCACAAATCCGCAATCAAACATAAATCCTTCAATGCTTCCTCGGCGCCATCAATCTGATCGAAAAGCATGGAGGCATTAAACAATCTGGTCTTTTCATTAAACATGATCTCAAAATCACCGGACTTAACTATTTTCATGGCAAAATATTTTAATCAAAACATAAACAATCAATGAACGAAATGGGGAGATAGGCATGATTATCAATTAATGGGATGCCATCATCAGGAATCCACACCTCGTCAGATAACGCCGCTATACCAAAATCATCGAATATCTCATCACCAAACATCTTATCATACATCTTAACACCCAATATCTTGACTCTGCTTGACTTCCCGAAAACAACCTTAACCTTCTTTACCTTATTATTAATCTCACTCACCTTTTCCACAAACTCCCGAAAAGTAACGCCATGCTCTTCAAGATAACTCCTTATACCCCTCTCGACGGTCTTCTTGCTGACATCACCAAATCCCTTCTTCTTGATCCTGACCTGAACCTTTTCCTTGAACGAGATGCCAACACCGTTATTCTTGGAAGACACAAATCCATTAAGATCACGTTTCCTGATAGAGTTCATCGAATCATAAATAACTTGCTTGATATCCTCCGCACGCTTCCTGTTGCACTCATGAGCCTTATAAGTAGAATTATTTATATTCATCTCATCCTCAAGCTTATAATATTCTGATGGGCAATTATCCCAATAGTAGTATCTGGCCTCTCTACCATGGATAAAAAGATCCGGATGATCTTTCTTGGCTTTATTTACCATAGCATAATATCCTCTGGTGATGGCTACATTTACATAGCTAAGCAATAACCATCTAACCAGCTTTATCTGATAAGCGAGATTGTCACCGCCAAGGCGTTGATGCTTTACATAGTAACAAACTATCTCATTCACGAAATAATAAAACCACTTGATGTTATATTGAATACCGAGTATCCTGAACCTTATAGGATCAAGGTTGATGATAAGCAACCCTATCAATGTCTCGGATATAGGCTTGTCCAAAATCTCTGACTTGGATGATGATTGACGGTTTATCCTAGCGTACTCATTAGAAGAATCCGTGTTATCGGTAAACAAATACGGAAGAATAACCTTGCCGGAATCCCTCCTCAAGGCCCTATTTTCTTCTGACATCCTTCTTTTTTCGGAGGAAGAGATGAATTGATCGAAAATTAATTGTATCTTTGCCATGATCGAATTTTAATTTTAGTACAAAGATACTATAATTTTGTCATTTCAAAAATGAGTGCTTGGGAAAGTACTCATTTTTTTTATCCAACCCCATGGATTTTCCTGTATCTCCCATGACTAAAGTTTAACTTGGACATTGCGTAGGGAGACTATCGTGCCGATAATCTCTAAATAAGTAATTTGTTTTTTCACCTCTATTCTTTTTACCAATCAACTTTTTGATAAAAGACCCCATCAAAGCATTTTTCCTAAGCATGACAATTTTAGTAGGAGGTTGCGACTGGAAGGAGCAACCGGATTAGAAAGGATGATGTCTGACATAATTTTAATCGTCTAAATTTTCACCAAAAGGAAATTATCAGTATGAGGATGATGGCCGTCGAAGACGGGTGTCATCCGGATGAAAACGTTGTTGCCCTAAAAGCAACCTTATTGACAACCCTTTCTTGTTTAACCCCTACCGGGGAAATGCCAAGGAGAATCGGGAGGTGGTGTAGGCGTGAGGCAGGCCCCACGGGATCCACCGCCGTCGGGGACGAGAACCAAGCCACGCACAGGACCACACACCCCATTCCCTTGGATTAAGCCTAAAAAAACAATGAATAAATTTTCCATGAAAGGATAATTGACTACATTTGCGACATATTCGGTCGGTTGGATGAGTGGTTTAGTCGGTGGTCTGCAAAACCATATACCTCGGTTCGAATCCGGGACTGACCTCGCGTTTGCAAATCCTTTCCGGATAACAACAAGGGGGTGGTAAGATCAACTATTATCTTATCACCCCTAATCTTTTCAACAATACAAATAACATAACCAATATGCCTAGAACCGATATAAAGATAATAGCGATCGGCCACCTAGATTCTTTCTTATCATCTACATCCTTATGCTTTATATCTGTTCTTTTATCAACATCCTCTATATTAACCTTCGTTTTATTGACACCAATGGAATCGGCCACCACCGTGCTATCACGCCGGTCGATGACGATATGGGTATCCGTGCGGGAAAGCTCAGGCCTTTCTCCCGTGGCAGGATCAATATCCTTATCCGTATCAAACCTCCTATCGGTTATAATAATATCAGCCTTAAGATCGGATGTCTTGACTTCCACGATCCTCCGATCTATAACCTCGTTTATCATCGTCTCTATCCTACTTATCAACCGATCATCTATAGTAGTGTCGCTAACCTGCCTCCTGCTTCCGCAAGAGGACAGGAATAACGACAGACCTAAACAAACAATCGCCCTAAGACTTGCTCTTAACCTCATCATTAGCAACCTTCTTTATATCCTCCATAACATCATCCGGAAGATCCTTGGTCGTACCAAACATCTTGAGGATATTCACACGACTGAAAATGATCTTAAATACCTTCACCAGATATACGTCAGGGAAAGTATCCCCTATCGTATTCAACAACAACATGACATAAGCGACAAGAGCGGCATAAACACCGTATTTGGTAACAGACAGGATCACCGACGCATCTTGCTCCTCAATAGGATATAACGTCTTGTATATCACGCATAATGTCATAACTATGAAACAAGATAACAGGAACTCCTTCAATATACCAACTAGCCTAACCTCCCTAAACCATCTGGAAAGGGAAAAACGACGCTTACGGCTACGACGAACCTTCCATTTCCTAGCGCTCTGAATCAAGCGAACAAGGAAATTGGCCAACAGTACTATAAGAAGCACCTCCAGCAGATGATGAACCGGCTGGAAGTAAGCCCAACATGAAGTACCATAAGCTATAGCGATATTCCATAAAGCCCCTATCTTATCTATCATACTCTTATTGCCCATTCTTGATGTTCTATCTACAAAATTAACGATAATGGCATTAAAAGCTTAAAACACCACGGCATGTATACCGTTCCTCGTATCAAGGCTATCAAAATGCAACCAACCAACCTTTCCCTCAAGCCGGAAAGGATATGGTAACATATCTTGATGATCCAAGATCAAGCCTCTAGCCTGTTCCGCCGTCATCGACTTGACATCGAAATCCCCAGCCTTACCCAACACATGAGCGGATAGATAAACATCTTTCTTATCCTTAACTATCTGGCAGATGTTGCATCTAAGACCACGTTGGGAAAACTGCCCCTGCTTGTCCCAATTATTACAATACATAGGCTGTTTAATTATATCCCTCCGTAATATAAGAAGATTATGGAGAAACGCTGTATCAAGAAACTGCCACGATCTGTCCTTCCACTTATTGTACGTATGAGGACATACCAATTCTACTATATCAAAATACGATCCAAGTTCTTTTATGATATCATTCCTTCCCATTTCAAGCTGGTTTTATCGTCCATCTCTGGGCGTAGTTATTTTTTAGCACATATATCTTCTCCATAGGTGTAGCGGGAGACCCGTTGGACTGGCCTTTCACGAATCCCTCGGGGGCCTGCTCCGTGCCGGAAGGACGCTGGTTTTCGGTTGGATAAATAGCATCATACATGCTTACCGAAAGACTATAGAACTGGTTCCTCTTCCCATCCTTAGCCACGGATGTCATAGTAATCTGATCCCATCCTACAACAAGGTCGTAGAAAGAGTTCACGAAATCATCTGATCTTTTTTGGCTATGAGTGGATGCATTCACGTTAAACCATGTAATACCCCTCATCTCATAAATATAATCAGGTATCCTATCCATCCTCATACCATTAGAATGACTCAACGATAAACTTGTTAAATTTTCCAACCCCCTTCCTGACATATTATTGTCATTCCATTCAGTCCTTCTCTCACCACTTATCCAATCATCAAAAATAGTCAATGTTTTAATGGAAGGATTTATTTTATCCACCTCAAACAAAGGCAAGGTATTTAAGTCAAAATAATTCCACATATCAGAAGGACCAGGAGTTATGTTCAACGTAGATAGTTTAGGAAGATCATTAAACTCCTTTATATACCTATCCAAATAACATGAAGGCAATTCAAGGGTTTGAAGATTTTTCATATTCTTTATATTCCTTATCCCGCTAGATTCTATATCCCTAAGATCAAGCATATTAAACATATTTAAATAATACACCTCAGTCTTACTAGTTATAGCCTCAGGCATTTTAGTCATTCTTTGTCCTACATTTGAAAGATCTATATAAATTAATTTATTAGATCTCGACAATTTATCTACCGGTATGCCATCATTAGCATACATCGTATGCGATACGACCAAAAATTCAAGACCTGGAATATCTACGATCGGGAAAGCCGTCATCTTACAAACTTGGATATTGGCATAATAAATATCACAAGTAAAATCTATCGACACAGCCCGTTGTACGTCCTTCCTCCCATCAGCGTAAGCATGATTATCCACAGGTACGTATTGCGATCCATCCTCCTTCCTGAACCACCACGTAGTATTTGGATTTTTCCTGTGTTGTATTGCCAAAGAACGGAATATAATACGATAATCATCCTGCCCTTGAACCTTGGTCATAGGAAACTGTTCCTTTATTCCATCCCCCCAATCCACATTAGCCATACCGGGTTTTATGGATCTAAACTCAACAAACGTATTAAAAGAATTACTAACGACAGGATCGGGTACATAATTATAATCATCGTTATAATAATTTCTAAGTGCCCTGTCCCATGTAGTGAACCACACGAACTTATTTGATGAAGCCTCATATTTATATAATGTCTTAGCCATTACCTATCTTGTTAAAATATTCTACAATAATATTCCTGTCTAATCCCATAGAATCACATAAATACTCCCCTTCAGGTTGACCCCCAAACGATAATACCTTATCCGTATCATGAGCTAAAACATCTCCATTGCCTACAAAGGTACGCCCATCGTCAAATACGATAAGCTTATATGGCTTATATGACCTCGTGTCAATATCAGAAGACCGTATTGACCTTAACACCGAAGTCTCTGGCGCCATACTAAACCTCCATCCATAATTATTCATAAGCACATAAACCATCTCCATAGGAGTCGACGGAGAGCCATTAGACTGACCCTTTATAAAACCAGAAGGTGCCTGTAATACGCCACTAGGCCTTTTATCAACAGGATTGGCATCCATATATATACTTAGATACAATCCATAAAACTGATTTCTTTTGCCATCGGAAGCGGAGGAGGACATAGTGAGATAATCAAACCCCATCACCTTCTCATATAATGTTGATATAAACGTATCACATCGACTTTGGGTCAACAAGGAGATATGCATATAAAAACTACTCATAGATCTCATCTCATATATATAATCCGGTAGATTACTTACATCTATATTACTATAGCCATATGAGGCGGTAAGGCTAGTGATATTTTCCAGCCCCTTGCCGATCATATACGGATGCCAGCTCACGACAGACCCATACCATCTATTTATATGGTCGAAGGTCCTTAAGCTAGGATTTATCTTATCCACCTCATCCATAGCCGGGCATGTATTAGGGTCAAACGATGACATGGCCACTCCCTGGGATATATATAATTCTTTTAGCTTGCTAAAAGACAGCCATTCCCTTGGATATACCCTAACCCTGCAACCTGCCAAAGATAATGTTACAAGATTAGGCCACATAGAGGGGAATTTCCTTATATTAGAAGACTCCGTATCATTAAAATCAGCCGTTCGACTTAAATTAATGCCTTTTAACTTAGTCAACCTATCCCAATCGTCTGGTATGGATGTCAATGTCCCTACACCTAATTCGTTAAGTGTTATATACTCTATATTTACCGATCTACGTATCCTATCTTTAGGGATATCGGTTATATTCCCATCGCCGGTAATGGATAAGATTAAGTTGATAATACTTGGGGCGTCTAATATCGGGAATCCTACCATCATTATCCTCGCTGTTTGAACGTATGTAATATCATTCGTAAAAGTCATGGTAATGACCCGCTCTTTATCTAGCCCATCAGCGTAAGCATGATTAGGCGCAGGGATATACTCACTCCCATCTTCCTTATAAAACCACCATGGATGGCTATCCGGATTCTTACGATAACTTATATCCCTTCTCCTGAACATCAACCTATATCGCCCGTATATGAATTCGCTCCTATCCTTCACGAAAGGAAATTGCTCTTTATTCCCGTCACCCCAATCGACCTCGCACATGCCGGGGGTCTTGGAATAAAACTGTATACTCTCATTGTAATTATTAACATCCAATATAGGATCAGGCACGTCATCAGTAGTATCATTCCTGTCAACGCCCCTAAAAGCATATTTGCCTTTAGTAAAAAAGGTTATAGACCCTTTATTCGTATCCTTACATATCAACTTCATATCTCTCCCTCCTCTATTCTTCTAAAATACTCGACAACAGGTGAACTATCAAGCCCTAGATTACTACATATATCTATAGCCTCGTATTTATCGGCAAAACTGTACTTGGACATGCTTTCATCTAACACGTCTCCGCTAAACACGGATACATGGCCATCCTTTACGCCAAGAACGAACGGGGTGATCATGGTCTTCCCCGCCCGCCGTGCCCTCGTAAGGGCAGCCTTAGAAGCCGGGGCAGGTGCCAAGATCCACGTCTGCCCATAGTTGTTGGTAAGTACATACACCTTCTCCATAGGCGTCGTAGGATTACCATTACTAACCCCCTTGACAAACCCATCAGGAGCCTGATAAACGCCAGACGGTCTCTTATTAGTAGGAGCTACGGCAGCATATAAATCTAAGATAAGTTTATAAAACTGATTCCTGTTACCGTCAGAAGCCGTCTGTGACATCGTTATATAATCCCAGGACATCATCTTATCATAAAACGTGTTAACGAACGTATCAGCCCTCTCCTGCGTATTTATAAATCTACCATCATCACGCAAATTCCATACCCTAAATTCCCTTATCTCATACAAGTAATCCGGAAGATCGTCTACCGGCACCGTACTTGAAGAACAATATATCTGCTGAATCTTGTTCAACTTCCCTCCTACCAGATCTTGTTTCCATGAGCTACCATTACCCATAAAAGCAACACATGCCTTATCATCCCCCACCTTATCCACCTCATCAAATACAGGTATATTATTCCTATCGCTTATAATATTTATATACACAGCCGGAATAGAATTAAAAGCCGGATCATAAGAAGGGATGTTACACCAATTGAAATTAAACTCGGTAAGATTCTTCCATTCAGAGAACCTTCTCCAATTAGAATCAGGATCATCCCCGAAATTAAAAACGCTATTGCATCCGAAATACCTCAGGTTTTTCATGTTCAAAAAACCTTCTGGCCAATTACTCCATACACCAGAATGAATAAAAGCCCCCATCTGTATATTACGAAGATTAACGCTCTTGCTTATCCTGTCATATGGGATATCGCCATTTTTTAAAACGGATCTAGCCACAGTAAAATAAGTTATATCGGGAAGATTAGTTATAGGGAACTCATGAAGGACAATACCATCCATATTAAATTCCCCATCAATTACGTTAGAGAACCTCATCGTAACCTCCCTACGCCTGATATCGCTATACTTATGTGGGGGAACCGGTATGTATTGTGAGCCATCCTCTTTCTTATACCACCATACGGTATCATCCGGATTCTTCTTATACTCAATGTCAAGAGACCTGAATACAATCCTATAACTACCATCAGATACCTTAACTAAAGGATATTGATCCTTTGTCCCGTCCCCCCAATCAACGTCCACGAATCCTGGCTTTCTTGTCGAGAACCTAAGACTGCGATTAAAAGCATTCGCTGATATTATCGGATCGGGTATATAATCAGCGCCCTTACCATCATAACAAGGGAACCTGTCCTCATTCACTATAAACGTGACATAGGACGCTACCGTGTCGTATCCTGCCAAAAAAGCCATACCATTAATTTATTGAGGTTATATCATAAGACACCCATTCCTTATATCCATTAACCATCTCATATACTTTGTTGATGGTCTTGCATACGACAGCGAATCCAATATCCACGTTAGGGAACTTCTCGTTAAGCTCATCAATAGTAAGTTCCCTGACAATACTCTCATCCCACTTCCTCATCTCCTTTACCTCCATAAGGATCGGGTTTCCGGTTACGCCTACGCTCATCACCCATTCTCCCTCACGGTTGGAATCAGCCAGATCCGGGAAGATCGTAACACCAAAAAGATCGGAGAGGGTGAAGGTCTCGCCGGTACGGGTGAAGGACGCCGCCGCCCCGGGCGTAAGGACCACCTCGTTCACGGCCAACAGGCTCGTAAGTTTCTTGACTCCTCCTGATACCGTGGCGTTAAACACGACAGTAACATTACCGGTAGCGCTATTAACGAACTTAATCTCATCCTTATCGCTATTTATAGCTTGTAAACGTGATCCAGATACGATATTCACGATCTCATAGTTCTTGTCATAAGTGCTTTGCAACGTGACATTACCATATCTTGTATCAATCAACGTAATCCACTTAGCCTTACCACCTACTATCTCTACAAGTTTATAAAAAACGTTATTACCATCAGCGTCAACCCATCTAGCTATAGCTCCAGGAGCGAAATTAGTCACCTCCCGATCTTGGGTATAACTTACAGTGCTTTCCGTAGGCTTATTAGTCAAAGTAACATAAAGGCATTGCTCTACGTCAGCCTCCATCTTAACTATGCCAGCTCCATCGTAATAATAATCAGGTACATTTTTCTCTCGTATCAACAAGATGGTACCTTCCTTAAGCTTGTCGGCATTGGTAGGATCATCCACAAAAGACTTCATCTGGATATAGGTATCAAAGATGATCGACGTACTCTTATTCTCTATCTTCTGGTTGATATCATCAACAATATTATTAATCTCATCTTTCGTATAATAAGAAGACAAATCCACCTTCGGACCTTCCTGCTCTAAAGCCTGAGCTCCATCCCACCAATAATCAGGCACATCCTGCTCCCTGATCCAGAAGCTGTCCCCCACACGGAGCTTAGCCGTGTTCTCCGGAACCGCCAGCCACTCATTCATGGCATCGACCGTATCAAAGATATACGCCGTGTTCTTGCCCTCGGCTATACGTCTTACGACAGCCAACTCGCTCTCGACATCGCTAAGTCTTTCCTTTATATTATTGATCTCCCGCTCCAGCTTATCATAATTATCCTCCTGATCTATAGCATCGCCTATAGACATATAGACCTCATTGGTGAGCTTATTATAAGTAATACGGGCTACTTTCTCGTAAGATGTCTTATACGACCCAGCTCCTTTATGGGTATTACATACAAAATCATATGTATTCTGATATACTACAGATCCACCGGTATTTATAAAATTATATCCATCTTGGCTCATCGCACCTCCCTTGTATCCGACAAGCTCAAAAGAGCATTTACCCGTACCTTTAGACCCAAACCATGTAGCGTAGGCCATGAAATACGTCTCTTCAGGTAGGATATCATAATACTTAGCCCTTAAATCCTTAACCGACATCCAAACACATTCCTTACCGGAACCGGTATTATCACCACCCCATTTAAGAACTTCTCTAACAGAGCTATCTCCATTTCCGGGGCCAGACCAACCTACAGCAAGATTATCTATGGTGGGAACATTAGAATTAAGGGCTTCCGTCATCGTATCCAAGTCCCTTCCGGAACTTGACTCCCATAAATACCTGAAAGTGACATAATCGACATCCCCGATCTTAATGCCTCCGGTATTGCTGGGATATGTCTTTGTGACTAACTCATAATACCATTTACCATCACGAAAAGTAACCCTTATCCGCTCTACCTGCTTGGGGGATATGGAGACATAAGATCCTCCCACGGAGATATTATCGCCATCATCCGCCCTAGAGGTACCATCCTTTGGATCCTCGGGATCTACGGGGGTGTAGATAGTAGCCTGCTTATCACCTGTATTGATGACAACGATATAATAGCTATCACCTTCCAGACCTTGCTCATGAGCCATCGTAACAAACCCCTGTTCGCTTTCCGGCCTCCATTCTACCACAACCATATGTTTGTCCATAGGGATACCGGATACGCTATTGACGTAGTTGGTTGATGACATGAAAACAGCATGGTCATCGTAAGCCTGATCCACACGCTGATGTTTGGTAGCCAGACTATCAAGACGTGATATCTCAATGGGGTCGATAACCTCAACCCCATTATAATCATACCACTTATATCCGATCATCGTATTCTCACGACGATATTTTCTCTTTCTTATGACCTGACCTCCGGCTAAAGCGTCAATCATAAAATAATCATTACATACTTTTACCATAGCTAGAGAATTAACAGGTTTGACATAAACAAGCCACGATAGTAGCGCCATCAGGAATGGAGGTCAGTGTCGTACCTACCGGGTAGGTCGGGGAGGATGACTCCAGCACCATCACCGACATCCGCTCAACGACCATATTGTTATCCACCAACCTGCTTCCCTCTACATAGAACCGGCCATCATCTACCTCATAGCACTCGCGCACCGGGACCATATGCCTTTGGCTTTTATCCGCGTAATCGCAGATCGTGACCTTAGCCCCTTCAGGGATAGAACTAAGCTCATCTCCAGCATGATAATCAGGGTGATCGGAATACACGACATACAATATGGACTTAATGTCCTGTAACGCCGGATTGACCGTCCTGAATCCCTTTAAATGGATCTTATGACCACCAACCTCATAGCAGTCATCTACCTCCATGATATTAAGGTCACAGCTTATTACCGTCCAACCACTAACCGTATCTTGGGTAGGGGTGGTGTTTGTAGGATGATCAGGATCGGTTGACTCCACGATCTTATAATCAAATTCTCGGACATTAAGCTTATAGTCAATAATTTCCTGACGCCTGATCTTGACCGTACCTTTACCGGTATCGTAGCATGTCTCTACCGTATCCAAGACCCGGTTCTCCATATCAGGCATCTCACACTCAACCCTACTCCATTTATCAATCATAGAGGAGTTAATATCACCTACCTCATATTTATCGTCTTCTGACTGCGTAACCTCGTAGAAATGATAATACTCATATCCTAAAGAGTTATATATAATGATATTATGGATCTTAACCCGTTTATCGTTCTCCGTAACATAACACTGATCATAGTAAGATACATGCCTGTCACGAAGGTTCTCAAGCTCGCAAGGAGATCTCTTCCATCCAAAAGGGATCTCATCATATTCCTGATCTATTAAGATAGTGTCGTCCTCGCTCTCACGTACAATATACTTGGCTTTCCTATCACCTAGATCACCGTCATAAGAGACAACCTTATCCACCTCGATACGCTGTCCTTTGAAGAGATAACACTCACGATATACTTGAACGTTTCTATCCTCCATGTCCGTGAAATCACATGGAACCAAAGAGAAACCCTCGGGGAGGGTAGCTAGGCCGGCCCCCGGGACGAAGCTGGCGTCATCCGACTCAAGGACCTCGAAACGGATGTATCTGGCCTTTATCTTGGAGTCATAGGAAACCAGTCTACGAAGCTTGACATGACCGTTACCTCCATCGTAGCATTCAACGTAAGACCTAATATCACGCTCTTCCATATCGTCGAAATCGCAGACAGTCCTTACCCACGTATCTGGCAAGGAACTGAAGCTGGCGCCCTCAGGCTGTGACGGATCGGTAGTCTCCAGGACTTTATAACTCTTATCCCTAACCCCTATATTCCCGTCCCATGACGTGAGAACCTCCAGCTTCACCTTACCGGCCGGTGTCTTATAACATTCTACAGTTACCTCAATATCCCGGTCCTCCATATCCGTGAAGTCACAAACAACCTCAACCCAGTCATCACTTATACTGGTAATGAACTTACCTACCGGGTTCTCAGGATCGGTACTTTGCTTGATGCGATACCATTCCTTTCTGGTACCCATCTCATAATCAAATATCTTATATCCCTCTATCTGTACCCTTCCGGTTCCGGTATCAAAGCATTTAAGAACCGGTATTATCTCCCTTTGAGTCATGTCCGGGAAATCACATACTATACGATTCCATGTGTCGGGGATAGCGTCATACTCCGTACCGATAGGATTGCTATCGTCAGTCGTATTCACCACCTCATAATGGGATACCTCCGGGTTCAGACGGGGGTCAACTGACTCTACGCCCTCGATCTGGACCTTACCTCCTTCCGTGGCATAACATTTACTTACGAATATCAACTCCCGATCGGTCATCTCGGCTATACTACAATCTATAGCCACCCACCCATCAGGAACCTTATCAAACTCACTGCCGATAGGGATATCGATATCAGATGAGTTGATGATAAATATCTTCTCGGCCAGTATTTCTCCCTTATTATTCATATAGGTATGGATACGAGCCTCTACCTGACCACCCGGCGTGCGATAGCATTGATTGACGATCGACACACGGGCGTCTTTGATGTTAATGAACTGATAATCCTTTCTAGGAACATCGCTTACAAGTCTCTTTACTCCTTTATCATCGAAGTACACGTAACACCCGTCATTTCTCATCATGACCGGATACGTCTTTCCGTCTATAACAACCCCTGAGAAGTCATCTGGCGGAACGGAGAAACCCATGCTTCCGAATATAGAAGCCAATCTCTTTAGATACTCATTAATGCCTGACATATTATAACATTTTAGTTCTTATGCTTCAAAGGTAATAAAAAAGGGGAAAGAATTGAATCTCTCCCCTTTAGGAAATATATGAACGCAAAAAAGGTCGTTCTTATTTAGGTTCGGTCACGATAGCCGGACCAAGACCAGCAGCAGCACCGATCATATTAATCATCTCCTGAACACCCTCATGAGCGCCGTAACGTACACGTAAGATCAAGTTGATAGGATCATCAGCGATAACCTTTCCGAATCCCTGAGCGTATCTATGAGGATTGAGCGTAATCTGGAAGTCAACGTACTGAGCCGTTTGCTCTACACGACTATATTCGTTCATGAACGTCCGCCCCATGAAATCCTGATGTTTCGGGAAGCCGTTGAAGTGAGCATATCCTTTCAACTCGTCATCCATCATATTGCCGCCTACGTGAGTACGCGGAGCCTTTCTGGACAATCTCTCAAAATTAAGCTGATCCCACCAAATAGGAGAACCCTCATCCAAAGAATCAGGATAACCGCCGCTAGCTCCAACGATCTCCACGCTATCCTCGATATAAGTCATTTTATCCATCAAGCACTCTGACGGAGATAACAACATTTCCTTGCCACGGAAACGGATACCGCATTTACAATTAGTACCAAGCTCTTGTGCTGATTCCAATTTCTTCCACATCCTGTTGCGGTATGATGCCGGGGCCTCGCTGGTGAAGAATCCTTCAAATACCTTGTCGCACTCATCACACAACATGTTGGTATATACCTCTGTCTGGAAGCTATGCTGGCAAGCAGCAGGAGTACCGTAGTCAGTGATCTCCAGTTCCGGGAACGCCTGCTTGATTTCCTCCAAAGCGCTTTCGCCACACTCGTTGTCCGGGATCGTGATATAATACTTCTCCTTAGATACCTTGCAAGATCCGCAGGCTGACCAAGAAGCGGTACGAACCGTAGGATTCTCACACATATCAGATGTCTTGGCGACATAATAGATAACCGTAGTAGGATTAGCGTCTACGAATGTCTTGATCTCGTTATCGGTCAATTTCTTTGACGTAGCGGCAATATAAAGACCAGTGCCCTTGATCTGGCTCATCTTATCAACCGTATCGGAAACCACGTTAGGAAGAGACTCGATAGTAGAAGACATATCAACACCATCATCCTCCAACGAAACGGAATACAGGTATCCGCCCTTAACCTCAGTATAGCTAGGCGGGCATTCCTCGCATCCTTTCATGATAGAGATCAGACGTTGAGTATAATCATCAGGCTTAGCCCCTTTCTTCATCACCTTATAACGTGACATGCTGCCGTTGATGCTCTCACGAACGATCTTCAACCCCGGATATTGGGCGCGAACCTCAGCCAAGGCCAGATCATCACCAGTATCGCAAACCTCCATACAATAGAAGTTCACGTCCTCCGTCTCAGGCTCCGTAGCCTCGTTGGTGCATCTTGTAACCGGAGTGATATCGATATAATCAGATACCTTACCACCACCAGCGATAGGTTGATTCTTCATCCGCTCAATACACTTCAGGACGGCGGGCAACAAATCAACCTCCTCGCAAGGATCGCACTCCTCGCATTGATTTGGCGTATTATCACAATCATCCAAAAGGATAGCGTCATTGATCTCTACACGACCCTCCTCATAGCCAAGAAGCTCGAAGGCACGACCAGCGAGAACCAAGCGAATAGCGATACGGTCTCCTTTGAAAACTGAGAATGCCGTATCATCAGACACACCGTTGTATCCTAAGATAACATCATCGACATAAGCATGATCTTTCTTCGGCCAAGAAGCGTAGATCTCTGTGATCTCGTTCAAGGAGAATAACGGCGTGGAAAAATCCTTGTCATAGATAGAGCGGGAAGCCGCTTGTTCATTACGACCGATACGGATCTCATAACGCTTGTCGTTACGAGGCTTACCGGTAAAATCAGTCACGGCCTTACAACCGTTCTCGGAAGTATCTTTAGTATCATAAATACCGATCTGTCCTTCCTTCAAGAAGATGGAATCAACATCCACCATCTTAGCGTGTGGGGATACGAAAAGTACCCGGTCTTGCGGTCTGTGCAACATATAATTAATATTTTAGTTTAAAAATCATTCACTAACGCAAACATAATAATAAACGAGTTCACGACAATAAAACACGATCACGAGTGTATAGGCATATAAATAAATTACATTTTTTGTAAAAACATTATTTAGGCCACTTTTTCTTATACATCTTCCTCATCATATCAATAAGTTCATCGAAGCTTTTTATATAACCCATATCTATAGCCCATATAAGATTGCCCTGTGTTTGCTCCAATTCCTTTAGCTCAGCTTCCGTGGCCTTATTCCTGATCATACTTTCATGGATATTAAAAACAATATAATTAAGACCCTTGGCGATCTTAACATAATCTACATCCTTAAATCTAGAAGCCGCCCTAGACAAAGCATTATACCTATCACCAGCCTCTATTCGATTAAGAATAAGCTTATCGGTTAACCACGTAACAACCTCGGCATACAACATAGGATTCAATTCCATAGCTACAAGAACCCATATATAAGGATTACACATAGTTCTTCTGTTCTCGCCCCTACCAACCGTCTTATAAGCACCAAACTTTTTCATTACTTTTATAAGAGACTCTTTTTCAACCATTTCCATAAAAACAGGAAATCCTGTTTCTATCATATATCCTTGTTTTTCAAGAATATAGTATATTCGCTCAGCACTTTCCTTGTTAGAAAGGATATTCTCTATCCTCTTATCATTCCATCCCTCCTGAATCCTTTTCCTGGTATAGGCTTCCTGTAAATCAGTCAACGACATGAAAGACGTTTTAGTGTCTTGCTTGATAGTAACACCAAAAAGATCCCTATCCTTGGAGATCATAACAACATTAGTTTTCATATTACATATATTTAATTGTTTAATACGATGCAAATATATAAATAAAAGTTTTACCGTGAATATATATACATAAAAATATATCAATATAAAATCATTATATTAAATATTTCATGAAATACAAAATATGTTTGTGATTTCTGGAGTCGGAGAAATCTCCGATTCCAGAGAATATGCATAGGATGATAAAAAATAAGCCTACCCATTTCTAGGTAGGCTTATCAATCAAAACTAACGTTGTTTATTTAAAGGAAGCCACATTATCCTTATCCATTCTATATCTATACAATTCATTCTCATTAAGGTTGAATTGTTTAGCTACCATATCCAGAATCTCCTCCACCAAAGGATCGGGCAGCTCCGGGTCGATGTCCGTGGATTGGATACCGGCGGCGTTGATATACCCAGACAGGTCCACCCTGACAGGACGGCGGTAGTACGTCATCTTAACCTCCTCGGTACGGAAGCCTGACTCGTAGACCACAACCTTCCCGTTCCCTATGGAGTAGAATGTCTCACGGTAGTCATAAGAAGGACGGTTATTCTCGTCTCCAAGAAGCTCATGGATATTCTCGTTCTTAGCCTCCCACATAACGAAATCAGTGGCCTCACACCCTTTGTATGAGAAAACTCCTTTTATGTTAGAGAACCATAGATAGTCGTCAGGTAAGTTAAAGGACGTAGACTCAGGGTCATCTATCCTACCCGCATTATCCAACGACATCCAATAAACAAGAAGGTTTTGGATGGAGCGTATAGTCTCGTCATCCTTCCTATTTAGATAGTACTTAACCAACCGGTCTTGGGCCTCGTTGAACAACAGCACGAACCTTCCCGGATCAAGCTTAATCCCGCCATTGGCCAGATTCTGCTCGTTCTTCTGCAAAGACCTTAAATATGCTTCTTGGATTGTCATCGTTATTCCTCCTTAACCTTATCACCTTCCTCTACGTCATCCTTCTTCTTAATATCCTTAACCTTCTTGGTCTTGGACTTATCATCGATATTAGACATAGATATGATCTCCTCATACTCATCCAATACATTAGCCTTTATGTTAATAAAGTCTTTCTTGGTAGCCAAGAGCTCAGCGGATGTCCGAACGTCAGGCCCTATGATCTGGCCATTATATTGTAATCCGGATGGAGTCATATTGATACGACCATTTCGTTGAAGGACGTTTACGATACGGTAAAACTCAAGAACTTCCTTGAAATCACCTTCCAATGACCGATCCCAGATATCAAGCAGATAATCGACATTGGTCTTCTTCTCATTCATCCAGTTTGATAGAGATCCTGTATAATACTCATCCTCCGTGAAATCCGGGCGAGTTACGATACCGATGTAAAGAAGAAGATCGATGACAGCCTGACGATCGTCGCCGCCTTTCTTAAGAGCGCTGATAAACTTATAGCTGATGTTCATCTTATTGATCTCACGCTGCTGAACGAAATCCTTCATATTGTCTTTCTCCACGAAACAGAACATGGAGTTCATGAAGACAGGATCGCCATCCATTTCCTGAGGAGTCAACATGCCGGAAAATACAGCCAGATATAAATAAAATAGATCTACGGTATTAGCCGTATTATAAACCTTACCCATGAAGATCTTATCTTTAGCGTCATCCCAAAATTCTAAATTGGTTTGAGATAGATCCATCTGCGACATTTCCTCGAAAGGCTTCATGATATTATCTACCCGCTGTTTGACGAGCTTATCGATCTCATTCTTGTCAAGACCATTATAGCATCTTGATCTTGGATAAAAACCGGTGTTATAGGCCTTGGAGAAATCATCCCAAGGGCAACATACGTGAGTGGCGTTCTCCGGGAACGGAGCTTTAGCTATATTAGCGTCTTGAAAGGCCTGAGGAGCACTTCCATCGTGTTTGCCTACAACCTCATATAAGGTATCTGACATGATATTGAAACCGTTTACCTCGGCCAATACCTTCCTTGATTTTAAAATTTCTTTCATTTCCTTTTTGCGTTACTTTAAAAAAAAGAGGAGAGGAATATCCTCCCCTCTAAAAACCAAATTACATATATGAAAAAACTTAGCCGAAGTAGTTCGGTTGAAGCTCGATAATCAAGAACTTACTATTATCCATAACCCATGCTGCGGAAGCAGAATGACACCAGAATTGCTCTTTCATGCCCGGCAAGGATGATACGATCTCATTACCGTTAGCTTTGTGCGCCCAACGACCGTACTCATAACCCCACCACATGCTTACGCCTTCTGGTTTGATATAGAATACGTTGTTATTCATATTACCTAACTTAGCGTTAGCCGTATTAGGAATAGCGGAATATGCGTTAGTTGATCCAGCGTCAGTGATATTCTCGATAATACAAGAATAAGATGATCTAGGATACATGCCATTCACTAACTCGCTACGATCTGTCATGTCAGCGTAATCCAAAGAAGGATCGTGCTCGAACTCAACATTACCGATGCCCGGGATGAAAGCTCCCTTAACCTGAACCGGACCTAAGATCATGGCGTCGTTAGTACCTGAAATAGGATTAGAAGGCAACATCCTATCGCTTCCCATACCCCAGCTTAAGTTCTGCAAGGTAGTGAAGAACGATTCCCTGATCAACTTCTCTAAGTTAATCATAGCCATAGCTCCTACCTTGAACTTAATCTTACGTTCCGTAATAGGAAGATCCTGACGTTCACGGAAAATATAAGCTGCGGCAGCCATAAGCGTATCCTTAGTAATACCCATCGGGCGGCTATAGTAGATAGTGTAACCACGGCGAAGCTGACGATAGATACCTTCATTCAAATGGATAGGACCATTTTGATCCATGATAATACCACCTTCTTGCCACATCAACTGTCTAGCTTCCAGCTTAACCAACTCAGCCATACAGAATACCTCCAGCGTGGACGCTACCTTAGCCGTACGTAAATCAAGTCTACCATTAACCGTCCTACCGATAATAGCCAAATCAGGAATATTACCCTCATACTCGCTTCTCATGGCATTCATACGACGAAGGGCAGTCTCCACGAACTCTGAAGTGCTATTCTGGGCGGCCTGCATGGACTTCATACCAGCGTACATAGTTGTCTCGCCCTCAACACCACGGTGGTTACCTAAACGGAACTCACAGGTCATGGAACCGGCCTTATCGGCTCCAGATACCTTGGAGAACTGAGTGCTGTACTCACCTAAAGCATGACCGATCTTCCAGTAACGGATACCAGGGCGTAGTTTCTCTTTGGGGAAGTATTTAGCCTTACCGCCGATAACACGACACCAATAACGTGTCAAGTCACCTTCTGTCTTAGACGGGATCTCACCTGAGATAAGGATATTACAACCGTTAGCAGCATCGTAGGTAATAACATCATAAGCCGTAAACTCAGATGTATTCAAAACGATATCAAACAAGCTACCATCAATACCAGGTTTCAGGTGATGACCTGAAGTATCCTCTGCCGTAACGACAGCGAATGTCTTTGTAACAGGAAGATCATAACGGAAAGAAGCTCCAATACCGTTAACGGAGATCGTAGCGCCGTTATTAATCATACCCATATACATCGGTACAGGGTAATTAGCGATATTAGAGAACAGATTCAAAAGACCCAGATGATTCTTGTCAGGATCCTCATAATACCAGCTCGCCAATGAGCCTAAGTTATGCTCTACAAGCGAAGTCTTATAGTTCTTGGCATCGGTAAAGGCAATAACGTTATCGCCATTCACGGTAGCCGGGAAACTTTTTGTAAGAAACGGATTCATTTTCAATATATTTAAACGTTATACACTCTTTGATCCACTCAGATCAAGGAAGTTAGCTTCTATAGTATCATTATCGATATTAGTCTTATTCTGCTTTCCTCCCTTATTGCCAGAAAGAAGAGTGATGGTCTTCTTATTAACCTCCATCTTAGCCTTGTTGGTTTTCTGTTTAAGGAACTCGTCCTTATTCATCAAGAACAAGGCCAAATCAGCGGCCATATCCGGATTTTTAATAGCCTCGGAATAGGCTTTATCTATAGCCGTATGACCTTGATTGTCTATCGGCTTGGTAACGAAATCGACAGCCTTACCTATCATCGTGTCAGTCAACTGAAATCCTGAGCTTATAGATGTCTTTAGACCTTTCTTATAGACTTTCATCTGCTCAACTAACTCCTGTCTCCTTTTCTCGGACTTCTTTTTCTCCTCCTCGATAAGGTTATCCATCTCCTTTTTCAGGATATCATGAAACTTGTTGGCCTTAGACTCGATAAACTCATCGCCTTTACCAATCATCATTTCCATATTATCCTTTATCTCGTCTTCCGGCATACCCAGCATCTTATAATAATGCTGGATAACCGCAAGCTGATCATTTTTATTACTCATATCAAGGTTATCCAACGGAGCCTGAATACTCTGATATTGGCTTAATAGTTGACCAACGTTACCACCGGCCTTATCCACCTCTATCATCTTCTTCATGAAATCAGACATCGAACCGGTATCAACCTTATCCTTCAACAACTCATCAGCCTTGTCCTTGATCAATCCCTCCACTATATCGAGTAAATCATCCTCTTTAGTGATAGTAGAAAGATCAACCGGTTTATCATCTACCATAATATCTAGGTTCTCGATACTATCTATGATACCTCTGGCAGCCATCTTCTCCAAGAAAGATTTTCCGTTAAACCCTGATACCACGTTATTATTATCAGCACCGCCTTCGCCAAGAGAATCCGGGTCAGGGTTGGCCGCATCGCCGCCCTTATCCCCGCCACCGTCAGCCGATCCGCCGTCGGCAGGTTCTTTCTTGGTGTCATCTATAAGATTACCATCCTTATCATATTTACCCTCAATATTATTCTTATCGCCATCACCGTCACCACGGTAAAAAAGCTCCTCGACACTCATGGTCTTAAAACCCTTAGCGAAATCACCCATGTCATTCATACAATTTCCTTTTTTGCTTTTTACAAAAGTATTATTAATCCAATTACCAATTAAATCAAACCCATTATAGTATATGACAGAATTTTACGCCAAAATGATTACAGATTTTGTAAAAATATTTACAAAACTTGTAATCAATTCTTGTTTATTATTGACGTAAACCTATCTGTATCAGAACGTTTGTTCCTAGCATCTATCTCCTTTTCCTTTAATTCCAACTTCCTTTTCTCTATCTCCTCACGAGATCTTCGCTCAGCCTCGGCATTAGCCTGTCTGGTTCTCATATCCTCCTCACGGATATCCAGATCCCTTTCCTTCAAGGCTCGATCCGCTATAGCTTCCACATAATCCATACCCTCTTCGTTATCTTGTGTCCTAGCCGCTTGACCGGCGGCCATTATGCTCTTACCCCGTAAATCGAAATTACCCTTGATGTAAGCAAGCTCCTTATCCTTCTCATGCTCGTCATTACGGGCCTGTTGATCGGCCTCGGCTTTTTGCTGTACAAGTCGTTGTTGATTCTGGTACTCCTCCTGTCTTACACGATCTGCGTAAGATCTGGCATCCCTTCCTATCTGATTCATCTCAGCCGTCGAGTTGGCATTCATCATTCTAGTGATATCAAGCAAGTCATTGCCCAAAGTATTCGTCTGTAATATATATTGCTTCAAATTCTCCAATTCCAGACGTTTCTTGGAATTAGAGACAGCCATAACATTAAGATGACGTAACGACAAGCTATTATCCGTAAGACTGACGTAAGCCAAGGACAGATCGCTGTTCCTGTACATCACGGTCCAATCGTATCCTTCCTTCTGGCATACTTGAGCCACGGCTAGATGAATATCCAATGTCCGTTTCTTGAAGTCATCGAAATCATTAAAGTAAGTCTGGGTCTGTAGCATAGTAGCGTTAACTCCCTGTTTTACGCCCGTAGAACTCTCGTATCTAGTTGACTGACCCATCGCTTGCTCGGATATACCTATCATCCTATAAGCCATCATATAGGCGTAAGACGCCATTTCCATACGGGATCTTATCTGATCCGTATTAGTAAGATCATATACACCGAACTGATTATATATGCTGCTCATCTGCGGATTCTGGTAAGGATTGTTTGTGTCATTACCACCTACACCCATAAACGATACAGACTTAACGATCTGCATAAAAGTAGCTAAAGCGCCCTTCTTGTCCATCATATCCTTATATTCAGTAGGCAGGAATCCCAAGTCACCTAAGAAGAACTTACCGATCTCCTTCTCGGCGTTATTGTATAGCTGATTCATAGCAAGGTTATACATCATCTGGAACGGTTGTATGCGATCAGCGAGACTGGCCCCTATAAATCCAGAAACCGGAATGACATAATCATACAGACTGCTGTCACCATGTATCTGATGAGGTATTGGATCCCCACCAATATATATAGGCTTATCCATTAAATTACCTCCGGTGATCTTAACGCCAAACCTAACCTCAGGAACATACTCCAAGATGTAGGTGTTCACCTCAGGATCACCAACGGCTTCGGCCATAACCCTCTTCACTTTCTTGATACCGTTCTTCTCCAAGAACTCCGGGAGAAGCTCATCTGTCACAAGCTCCTGATCCACCATCCCAGTCTCCGTCATGTAAGTTATTAAGAATACCGGTTTCATGGATACCCAATATCCCTCCATGACTCTAAAAAGGCGGGAATCTATCTCATATCTCTTGCCATCGGCCATACCGGAGTTGAAATATCCAAAGGGATGGAAGCGGGGCAAGAAGCGGGGCTGGGTGTGTTCCTCTCCGTCCGGCCCGAAGGTATGGTACTCTCCCATAGGAACACCATAGTAATCCTCAGCCGCAACGATAGATTCATAATCATGATACCCTTTCCATGGAATAACCTCATTCTCATACATACCGGTAATAGAAGGCTTCTTTTTCTTCTGATCATACCTAGTACCGTCATTGGATACCCATCCCTCGTAATCATCATCACCGCCCATAATCCTGCGTTTATCCTTGGCCGTCATCTTATGGCCGTATTTTGATATCAACTCAACACCCTCGTAATAATGAATACGGCCCACATAACTTCCATATTGCGGATATTTCACATCAGGATGGAAAACCTCCATCGGACTCCACACCTCCGGACGGTAGTAGTCAAATCCAACGAAATGATTGCGGAACATCTTACCGCTAAGGAGCCGGTCACGGAAATTCTCACGATCAAGCTCATCCATATAAAACCGGCTACGGTCTGACTCTATCGTATGGTCTCCCCATACAGCCGCCTGCGTCTTCCATCTGGTGCTCATGAACCTCTGGATATCGTCAGGGGTCATAGACACCTTGGCTTGTTGAATTTGCTCTGCGTAAGCCTGACGTTCCTCCTCGGAATTAAACTCATTGTATGTAGGATCAAGCCCGGCTTCTACAAGACGCTGATTGACGATAATATCCCACTGTTCTTGTATATGGCGATGAAGTAAGTTTGACATCGTGTCCTCATACTCACTTATAGCCATATCCCCTACCTCATTAACCGTATACTTATCCTGTAGATTTGTCAACCATCCCTCAAAAGCGTTTACAATACCACCTATGATATCATAATGCTTCAAGAAAGAGGGTATCCTTATATCACTCCTTAACTTCTGTACGTTCCTTAACTGTGGGATAACATCCGCCATCTCCATAAAAGATAACTTACCATCCGCCATCAGATAATAGTCACGGTACATTTGGTTACGATCATATTGTTTTAATCCTATCGCCTCAAGAGCGTCCATACAATCCTCCTTCCATTTCCTGTTCTTTTTCTTCGTGGAAATAGCCTGAGGAGGTAATCCTAATAGCGCCCCTTTTGCCGGAAACGAATGATCTCTATTGAAAATCTCCATGTCAATCTAATTTGTTTTTAGCAAAGATAAGTTATTAAGCAACACTAAACTACCGAAACGCACCTATAGATACCGATCCAAATGCAGAGGCATATATCTCATGGTGTTTATAAGCATCTTCCTTACGAGCGTTATTCATCTCATCTATCTTCGATTTAGGCATGTAGTTATTATCATCAAAATACCTAGCGAGAACCAACGCATGCCCGAAGGCTATTATCCTATCGACGTTCAATCCTGGCTTGTACTGTATTATTTCATCCAGTAGAGCTATATCATCGATCAACTCAATACCCTTGACAGTTATATCAAGACCAGTCTGATCATCATAACCAATAACGAAATCCTGCCAGCAATAATCCACGACGCACGAGAATAGCAGGTTCTGGTTGCCGGGGGTCGGGTATAGCCCCAGCTTGCTGTTCTGCCGGGAGCCGGCCTTCACATACTTATTGGCTATTGCCTCACCAGCAAACAGGAAGAAAGACGCTGGCATACCGCTTTTACGGTTAAGGTACTGCTCATACATCTGGTCAGCGTTCTCCATAAGACATATAGCACCATATCCCTTCTGAAGCACCTCACAAGTACGGCAAAACTGATCTATGGATGATGGGCGGGATACGTATGAAGCCACTATTCTATAGGCATAAGGATCTCGAATACCAACACGCCTTTTGAATACATAAAAAGCTCCTAATGAAGGGGTATCAGACTTAGCCTGTTTATAGGGATCTTGGCCTGCAACATAAATAAAATCATCAAACCTATTAGATTGAGGCATCTCGAATATCTGGACAGGAGCGTCAATAACACCTCCACTGAATGGAAAACCAGCCAGTTGTTTATTAGATTTAGTAGTACCAAGCTTATTGCCCGATTCAAGAAAAACATCACACAGCATGCCACTATATTGACCCGACTCAAGAAGATCGTTCTTATGTTTAATAGCGTACTCAACCGGGAACAGGTTTTGAGAAGAACTTAAAAAACAGTCATCAATCGTAAAAGGATAGAACATAGTATGAGAGGTATAGGCTACCCTGTCCTTTGTAGAAAGCTTCTTCCGTTCCTCATTAAGTTTATTGGTGCTAGCCTCGAAGTCTGTGGCGTCAATCTTGATCTTATTAAGCTTCTTATCATCAGGTTTTCCTAAATAATCACCCAAACCTATAGTTACCTTGACACCAGAGTTTGCCATTTGTCCCGGAACAAACATCGCCCATTTCCGTTCTTTCCATGTTTTTCCTTTCATGGCTCTACGGTTTAGGATATCCCAGTCCATGACCAGAAGATTATATGTCTCGGGATCGGAGAACATCTCTTGAGCGTCCTTAGACAACTCCACCTCACCACCGGTACCGGCCAAGATAGGACTAAGACGCCAGCCATAAGGCGTGTCGTAGGATGGCATGGCGGCCGTGTAAGGCTTCTTTATCGGACCTTTGCCTACCTCGTCGAAAATAGCCGTAGCCGGTGTCAAACCAGCCGTCTTCTGCGTGGAGGTCTTCCTACCCATATTGATGTTGGCTATAGAGATAATGGCATGGATATCACGTACACCATTGGACATCCTCTTGCCTAATGTAACTCCCGAACTCCAGTCGGTCTTGGTTCTGTTGATCCTGAAAAAAGGATGCACATGATCAAGACCATACTCACAATACTCGCCGATATTGGATAAATCACTGTCGCTGAATCCTACTACAGAATGACTAAGGCCGATCGTCATAGTAGCGTTCATCTGGAGAAGTGATGACATGATGGTCGTATTATGGGAGACGACAAAATTGGTAGTAAGAAACTGATGCGATTTATTATCGACCTCAATACAAGTAGCCTTATATCTACCGTAATAATCTATATCATATATCCTAAGCCTATCATGGGTCTTAGATATATACATATCATCACCATCCATGACACAATAATACCCCATAGACCAAAATATTTTCCTTACAAAGGATATAATATACTCGCTTTTATAAACGACCTTAAAACGATCGTCACCGGTATTTATACCACAAGCGATCTTCATAAACGATCCTATGAACAACTCTTTCTGTTTTTTGGATGAATAAATGACATCATCCATCTCCTTCTTGCTTAGCTCAAAGATCCTGTCGGTAGCGCCACAAAGGAAGGAGGCGGCCAGAGACCCCATGAGCTGGGGCGATATCAGCCACCGCCGCTCAGGGAAATCTACCGCCTCCCCAATATCTATAGTCATTTTGGAGAAGTCAGAATGGATGATACCCATAGTGCTCATAACCTTATAATCACCATGATACTTGACTTTCCACTGGTGCTGCCCGCAACACACCACGCTGCGACCGTCCTCAAAGGTCACTTTGTACGTATCAACGAATCCCTGAGGATATACGCCCACTATGGTAGTAAGCTTCCCGTCATCACCGTATATGATATCTCCTATATCGGCGAATCCTATTTTCTTAGATCCATGAGGAGTATATATCAGCTCCGAGTCCAGAAGAGCCTTGCCAAAACGACGAGTACCAAACATCCCCAACCCTTTCTTCTCCATACGGGCACGTTGGTACATCTCGGCGAAAAACCATTCGTTATCACGCAAACGACTGATCGCTGGCACACGTTCCCCGTTTGGAAGATCCTGAAATACGGGAAAGAAATTAACATGCCAATAAAGCCATGGGGGGATGAACGTACCATTGATAGTCACCCCGTACTTGACCTTATAAGCCTCTTCTTTAAAGAACTGCTTAACATCGTCATCCTGATCCTCCCAACCGAACAGATCGTTCCATACAGGAGGATTTTTCATGTTTACATAAAATTCTGGACTCGTGCTTAAACTCATTTCATAATATCCTTTAAAACAGACTCAATTCCACCAGAAACCTGACCCTTACGTTCCTTTTTCTGGACATTGCTTACAGACCTATATACATCCATGATCCCACTTTTCTCCATATAAGAATCATTCCATGTATTTATCTTATCGATTAATTTTGATATGAAGTCAAATGCCCTTGCCATATCCTCCGGCTTCTCCTTGTTCCAAGGATGCTTATCAATATAAGTCTTAGCGTCATTTATAGCCTTAGCTATGACCTCAAGATTGTCGTTAACCCGATCAGCGTCCTTACTCGTCGGCTTTCGTCTTCCCTGTGGCATTAGCTTTCATATCTTTAAACTCATTATACTGTTTCATAAGAAGCTCATAAGATTGAACAACCCCGATCTTACTTACTTCCGTCACGCTCATGTCATGGAACATATCCTCAAGCTCCTTGTCAGCATATCTAAGACGTTCCTTGTCATCATAAAACACGAATCCAGACGTTCTGTCTTCTATAATACCCTTGGCGGTGGACGCATATGTCGTATCTAAATCCATATCCATACCGAAGCTGGTAGCCAACTGGATCATGAACATCAACCTAGAATTGACTTTTACAGCCTCTATATTCAACATCTGTATCTTATGGGTCATCTCATGAAGAACGACAAAATCCTCCTCTTTTATCAACGAAGATGATTTAAGGGCTATCTTCTTAGTCCTATCCTCAATATCGCTATACAGACGCTTGCTCTCACGCTTTATGGCTATCCAATGCCTTATATGAGTATCCGCCTCTTCTTTAAGATAATCCCTGATCTCTTTTTTGATATCCTTATCCTCTTCCATTATAATCACACGTTATAATCATTATTATTTAATTCAATCTCATCACTGATGCTTTGGTCTATAGACCTCAATAAATCCCTGGTACTAACATCCCGCAAGAAGCGGACATTACCACCATTAGCCCTAGCTATCCTCCTTAAAGCGGAGTAAAGTATATCACCCAACGAATATTCAGGCAACTCACGGCATCCGACTTCCATGACAATAAGGGCATGGATACGATCATCTATCTTACTTCTTACGGGACTTCGCATAGTATTTACTTATAAGCTTCCCCTATAATACGTAGCGGGAAATGTTTGAAATTACGTTCAGGATCATCCTTCGTATAACCCATAAGAGATAGATGTTTCTCAAAATGACCTTCCGTATATTTTGAGGTATCCAACGTCATCCTAAATATAGTTCTATTCTCATTGTCAGGATGTTTGTTATATGACACGTCTCCCATACATCCACATCCAAGATGATGCTCCTTGACATGGAAACCATCTTTATGGGTAATAAATAACACGATTTCTATCTTATCACCTATTTTCTGATCAAAAATATTTAGATAAAACTCGCTCTCATCATCCGTCAGTCCTATATCAAAGGAATCGTTAGGGCACTCGATATTAAAATCGTTATGATCGGCTGTTATCACCTCCATAGCATTCCATTTAGCTTTCTCTCCTTCCACGAACTTCAACGGGCATACCTCGGTCTTCATCCAAGCCTTCTCCTTGATAAAACAACCACACAACGAACATGCCTGTCTTCCCATCAATCTTTGCAGCAATACCTTAGCTGGTAACTTAAGGAAAGCTATATTAGAAGAGTTCTTAGGACATTTCTTGCATAATTCAAGACGATTCTTATACCATTCGGGATAATCTTTCTTATCCTTAGGAATCCTACCCAATAAACTGTCTTCCCAAGCTTGGGCTATTACTTGGGCTTTACCAATTGTTTGCATATTATTTCTTAAATTGTTTTTGTTGAAAATCCTGTAATTGTTCCCATGTCATTCCATACCGACATTGATACATGGCCTCATGGTTATCACGTATAAGAGGATCTCCGTTCTTCAACCCCTCCATATCCTCTATCGCATTAATCTTCTTATCCAGACAATCAAGCTCAATAGGCATCCTTTCATCCGGATAACGATTACCTTCCTTGACAAATATCCGGCGTATCTTATCACGCCTTACACGCATCTCACGAAGATTGCATATAACGTATCCGATAAACGGTATTCTGATAGATATATTGTCAGTATACTTAGCTAGATGATGGATGTAAGATACGGATGCTTTCATGCACCACTCTACCTGTTGTTTGGTGAACTTCCCATCAGATCTTCTTACCACCTCATCAACGATATCCCTATCGAATGAAATAAGATTCCTACCCATCAATATCCAATTTGTTTCTCTTGAATACGAATCCCATTACACGGGTATCATCACCCTCCCCGTCAAGCACGAAATAATTACGTAGGCTTCTCATCTCAATAGACAACTCACGGGTACGGAAATTCCCGTTCTTCTTGTCCACCAGAAAACCACCACGCTTCAACTCATTGTTAAGGACAGCGATGTAAGACTCCTTCTGCCCATGACAATCCATGTACTTAGCCCTGGTATCATCCGAGTATCCGTAGTTGATGTAGAAAGAAAGTAAGTTTATCGTTCTTTCGGTGATCAAGCTTCTACCCTTAGAATCCAGATAGCCGTTGTATATCCTTAAGAACTGCTGGATCATATCCAGTCTAGTGTCGTAAGGTAACGCAAATACGAAAGCTTTTCTCTGTTCCGGCATATGAAATTAGTTTTCAGCAAAACTACTTAAAAAAAATATCGTTATCAAGAAATTTTGCCATAATTGACATAATATATGCTGAATATCATGTATTTACGAGAATCCAAAGGGAAAAGGCTAGTGGGGTAGGACGAATGAAGCCATGTATGTCTACGGCTGGCTACAATAGCAAGGACAGTGAAGTTCACGTACGCTATGCGCGTGGACGGCGGGGAACATCCTTATCCTGCCTCACGGGATGCGACCACTCCTTTTTTCTTTTTGGCTTTTTATCGTCCCATGACATAGCCAAGGCATCCAAAGGGAAAAAGATTGGTGGGGGACACGATGGGGCACCCAAGGTAAGGCTACCGCCGTTATGCCGGACAATGCCGCCAGAGGTTCGCTATTGACATGGACGGCGGTAGAGATATATTCGCCTGCCGGAGCGTGAGCGACCGAATACGACCTTACCTTTTTCCCTTTGGATTCCTTCCTCCCAAGCTATGGGATATAAAGCCAAGGGGAAATGGGAGGCCTTGGGGCATGGGGCCTGCCGTAGAAGATACGGACGGCCGGAGCGTGAGCGACCGCACATGACATCGCTTTTTCTTCTTTGGCTTCTGCTCCACCCGATCCCCCTACTGGGGTCCCGGCTTCCGGTATAAGATACGGCTTCTACCAGGTTTAGCCTGCGGTATGCTACCTGACGGCACCATACCTTGGCGGTAAAAAGCAATGTTTTATTAAATAGAGACTTTAAGTGGAGTACACAGGAACTCGACGACAGAAGAGGTTCTGTGTACGGATAGAGATATTAGAAAGTAGTATATGTTTATAGAGTTAATTATATTTAATAAATATACCTATTAACGCGCGCGTAACAAGTAGGTTGAGAAAAACCATCGTTCACGCGCACAGCGTTTTACGGACATATCCTACCCTCCTTAAACAACAAATGGGCGACCTTCCCAGGCTACCCATCCATCCGAATAACTTGTTTCGTATTGATGAAACTCGTATATTCGCAACAAATAAAAAAAAACATGGAAACAAAGATAGTACTTTTACAGAAAATGAAATCAAATTTCGATAAGATTCTTACCGAAGCATATATCCCAAAAGATATACAAGCAAAAAAAGATGAGCTTGGATGCCTAAGGCTTCCGGCTAAATCCCTTGTATGTCCTGTTGATTATAAACCTTTCACTAATAAGGACGGGAAGAAGGTTACGGCCATAAAATACTCAAACAAGAAAGATAATATAAGAGGTTCCGGTATGGTTATAGGGAAGAAATGTAAGCAGGTAGTGGCTTATCTTACTATCGTAAACATCCAGAAACATGTATTTCTAAGAAATAGGATGAGAGAAGGCTATCGTGACCGTATCGAGATCAATACCGATGATTTTATAGATATCCTATCCGATGGCATAGCTTATTTCTGCTACAGACATGTTATAGAGGATTGCCATGAGGATATAGACTATCAGCTAAAGACGCTTAAGGCTTACGCGGAAGGCGAGATAAGAATAGCTTTACCTGATATCATGATCTACTCGTATAAGGCTAAGAAGAATGAGGATACGAAAGACATATTCGTGGGTAAGAAAAGATCCGTATACAAATGTCTGGATAAGAATTTAAGCTCAGACGAAAGACGGAATATGGCTAACAAAAGCCGGAAACTTGATCGGGTAAGAATCCTTTCCAAGATAATATTCAGGGCCAGAACCAGAAACGTACATCATATATACAAAGTAACTAAAAGAAAGACAGTTAAGTTCAATGTAGCATACCTTCTTAATGAGTTGAATAAGAAGCTTGCAGGAATAGGTATGCGTGAGATATCGCAATCCACTATATACAGATATATAAACATGTTCTTGGATATGTGCAAGAAGAATATATCCGATTTGTATGATGAGGTAAAAAAATACAATGGAATAGCGAATACCAAAGACAGGAAGAACGTAACTATCGGATGCTTACGACTATTATACAAGGGGAAATATATGCATATACTTATATCGACAGAATACATAAGAGATGTATTTTTAGGAGAAAAATCTTCTGAGATGAGTAAAGCTGGATGATTTGAGTATCAGATATAAAATTTAATATTTACATATTATTCACATTTATTTTTTAATAGTTAATTATAACTATTAGTATCTTTGTACCATAAACATAAAAAGATATGGTAAAAGAGGATTTTAGAAATGAAAACGACCTCCTTCGTTATATTATGACGGTGGATAAAAACGTAGAGCAGGGTCGTGCCTTGAAGAAGATTTTCACCACTAGGGAGAATCTGTTTATTACCGGTAGAGCTGGTAGTGGTAAAAGTACGTTCATGAGACGTATCGTAAAGTTCTTGGGTAAATGTGTTATTGTAGCTCCTACTGGCGTGGCTGCGTTGAACGCAGGAGGGCAGACCATCCATTCGTTTTTCTCTATAAAGAACGATCCTTATATCCCTTCTATCGAGAGAGGTATGTTGTCGAATAAAGTAGATGTAAGTCCGTTTATGAAGAAGAAGATCAAGAATCTTGATACTATCGTTATCGACGAGATCAGTATGGTAAGACCTGATTTGCTTGATGAGGTGGCTGATATACTTAGACAATGCAGGCGTAGCAAGGAACCTTTCGGTGGTGTTAGGTTGATTATGTTTGGAGATCTATCACAACTACCGCCTGTGGTGACGGCGGATGATTTTATCGACAAATATTATGAGAGCCGGTTCTTTTTCTCATCAAAGGCATTAAGAGCGTCAGGATTCTCGGTCATTACCTTCGAGAACGTATTCCGTCAAAAAGATCCTCAGCTTCTTTCCGTACTTGAGGATATAAGATGTGGGGTTATTACCGATGAGTCAAGACAGATATTGGATAGTAGGGTCAAGTATCCGGATAATATGGATAATACTATAATTATATGCTCAACTAACAAAGAAGCTTATGAGATAAATAAGACTAATCTTGATAAGATCAATAATAAGGTATTTAAGTTCGATGCTACTGTATTCGGGGAAAAGCCTGTAGCTCCCTGTGAGGATGAGCTTATAGTAAAGGTAGGAGCTAAGGTCATAATAACCAGAAACGGCAATGGGTATGTCAATGGTTCGATGGGTATCATAACCAGCATAGATACTGTTGATGAGACGATATATGTTCATCTAGATAACGATACTGAGGTGGAGATAACCAAAGAGAAGTGGGAGAAGATGAAGTATAAGCAGGTAGATGATTCCCTTGAAGGCATTTCTTGCGGCTATATAATACAATATCCATTGAGGTTAGGATACGCTATAACCGTTCATAAATCTCAGGGAATGACTTTAGATAATATATTCGTAGACATCAGCAGAGCCTTCGAAATAGGACAGATATATACCGCTCTTTCAAGATGTAGGTCTATAGACGGGCTTTATCTGAAATCAGTGCCTAAGGAAGATATGGTACTGCTAAGCGATAAGATATCTGACTTTATAGAGAAGGTGGATGAGAATGAGGGTGTTTTGAATCCAGAAAAGATATCTGATATCGGTAAGGATATGATCAAGAAACAACAGGATTTGTTTAATTTCGATGAATACGGATTATAATGGCTAAGAAAGAACTTTTTTCAGACGTAGATGAGTTAGTATCATCTTTAAATAAAGAGCTTGGAGAAGGCTCGATAATGAACTTCGGCGATGATAAGCCTATAATATCCATACCAAGGGAAAGCACTGGTTCTCTGGTGGTGGACAAGGCCCTCGGCGGCGGATGGGCGGTAGGTCGGATTCATGAGCTGGTCGGGATGGAGTCTTGTGGCAAGACTATGATGTGTACGTTAAGTATGATCGAGTTCCAGAAAAAACATCCAGATAAGCTGGTAGCTATAATAGACGTGGAGAATGCTTTCGATATTGAGTACGCTAGGAAAATGGGGTTGGATATAAACCGGTTTTTGATCTCCCAACCAAGCTACGGTGAGCTGGCTATTGACATTACAGCCAAGTTAGTCGAGTCCGGGAAGGTCGGATTTATTGTCGTAGATTCTGTAGCCAATCTGGTGCCGAAGAAGGAGATAGAGGGTGATATGGAGGACAGTAACATGGGATTGCAAGCTAGGTTAATGTCAAAGGCCATGAGAGTTCTTACTGGTATCGTGAACAAAAGCGATTGCGTTCTGGTATTCATCAACCAATATCGGGAGAAGATCGGTGTTATATACGGCGATCCTAAGGTAACGACCGGAGGTAACGCCCTTAAGTTCTATGCATCTATCCGTATGGAGATGGCGAGAAAGAAGGTTATAGTAGGCGAGGACGGATCTTCAGTAGGTCATGAGGTTAGGATAAAGGTGCTGAAGAATAAGACAGCCGTACCGTTCCAGATAGCCGAGACGGCCTTGTATTATGGAGTTGGGTTCGACAAGGAACTTGAACTTTTGAAGTTATGCGAGGAAACTGGTATCTTTATCCGTAAAGGATCATGGTACTGGTACGGGGATGTTCGTGTAGGGAACGGAGTCGATAATACGTTAAGTATCATGAGAGATAATCAAGAATTGTGTCAAGAGTTAAGAACTAAATTGAATTTGTAATCATGGCAATAGGAGTAAAATTTGTAGACGTAATACCATCCAGTGTAGAAAACGCTGTCGAGGTTAAGAAAGAGGATGTAAAGAACTATCTGTTCGTAGGTATTCCCATGAGTGAGTTTATCGGAAAGAGATATGAGTATGAGGGATTCATATACATGTGCCTACAGGGTGTTACCGGTGGTACGGAACTTGGCGGCGATATAGCCATAGCCGTATTAAGACCAGTTCGGCCAGCGACAGGGCAGGCTTCTTATCATTTGGTGTCGTATACACCTCTTACGTATACGAGATCTGATGTAGCGATATTACTTAGAAATGGCGATTTTAAGGTTGTTAAACGAGACGATTGTAATCTTATCTAATATGGGAACATATATCTCGATAAAATCAACGGTAAACGCATTCAGGTACGGTATTGATCCTATACCTGAATGGTTCGATAAGATATCTAACAAGACTGATGAGGTCGATGTTATGGTTGAAGGGAATAAGGTAAAGGCATTGGATATAAGGCTAGAAAATGGCATTCTACGGGCTTTTTACGGTTATTATATAGGTATGTATCCGGATAACTCAATACAGGTGTTTAGACCGGAGGATTTCCATTCATTATATACGTTGAAGTTATGAATATATCAATAGGTATAGATCCGGGTATAGACACCGGAGGATTGTCCATGATCCCAGAAAATGGCGAGGTTAAGGTAATTATGACTCCAAGGATATCGGTTAAGGGGGATATAGATCTTAGGGCTATATCAAGCTTCTTCCTCGATGCCGCTGACAAGATCCAAGAAAAGGGAGGCGGGACGCTGGCGATCGCCGTCGAGGACGTCCATAGCATCCACAACAGCTCGGCTGCCAGTAACTTCACCTTCGGTGGACGCCGTAGGGAACCCAACGCTCTCTTCGCGATGATGGTGGAGATGATGGAACGATACGGATCTCACCCAGATGTTAGGTTCATGTTCGAGGAGGTGCAACCAAAGACCTGGCAGAAGGAACTTCATACGACAGCCGATCGGGTGTATACGGCGGCGAAGTTAGACACGAAGGCTACCTCCATCCGATGTGCCATGCGCCTTTTCCCTTTGGTGTCTTTCATAAAACCATGGTCAGGTAAAGGAGTTCAACCTACCAAGATACAAGATGGGATGTGTGACGCTACGCTTATAGCCGAATATATTAGACGTAAGCTTAAGTTATTTTAATACTATTAAGCGTTTATTGTATTTGAGTTAATATAATTATGATTACATTTGCGATGTAATAAAAAGTAGTTCGTTATGCTTATAAGATGCTTGTCGAAATCATTAAATGAGAAGTTGAGTAAATTGGAGCTGGTTGTTAAAAATGTCGGATCTAATTCACTTTATAAGAATATTAAGATAGATATTGTCAATAATCTAGCTTATATCACTTCCGTAAACGCCAAGGTATGTGTTATAGAGCGATTGGAGGTTGAGGCTGACTCTAACTTCTCCTTCTTGGTCGAGGCAAGCTCTTTTATCAGATTTATAAAAAAGCAGAAGAATGGTGAGATTAAGATCTCGCTTTCCGATAAGAAGGACAGTATTACCATATACTACGCCTCTGGTGAGTATAGTTGTCCGGCGTTTGACGTAAATACCTTCCCTATGGTATATAATATTCCTAAAGGAGGTATTAATGTTAAGATGAATGATTATGTATCGATACTTAACAAGGCCAGTAACTATACGGAGATCAACGAGCTTTATCCTTGCATTGAGAATGTGGTTATTGATATTGATGAGATTAATATTAATATAGTAAGTACTGACAGGAATACTATTTACAGGTATTTTGTTCCTAATCAGGATAAGGTAGAGAAGGTATTCATCCCGGTATCAAACGCCTCCTCTATATTACTTGATAAACATATATATAAGTCATTAGATACGTTGTCTATCAAAGTAGATGATACTAAGACTTACTTCTCTACCCCTGATATGGATATGTATGAGATTCACTTTGACGGTAATTATCCTAACTGGAGGTTCGTGGACGAGCATTTTGTCAAAACAAGTACCTATGTCTTTGATAAGGATTTACTCGTCCAAGCCTTCCAGAATAATATCAAGATAAATGAATTTGATCATTGTAAATTGATATTTACGGAAAAAGGATGCGGTATTATGTCGGAGAACCCTATGTCTGGAAGATCTTGTAAGGAAAGGCTTACGGCTTTATCGCATAACGGTAATGATATTATATGCGATGTGCTATGTGGTAGGTATCTTGGTATAGTTAAAAGCATATCATGTAATAGGGTCGTTATCGAACATGATCATAAATCTCATTTCAACAAGATTTATGGGGAGGATAATAAGAACGAGTATTTCTTGTCATCATCAATTATTGTTTAACGTTTAAATATATATAATATGGGAGTTCGTGAAAATAAGTTATCATCTAATACACAATACTTTAATATAAGTGGAGGTGGTGTATTATATCAATCGTCAAGAGATCCTAAGGAAGGTTTTGATGAACATATAAATGATAAGACAGGAGCCGTATCCTACTGGAGAGTTTTCTGGAACGGTATAGAAGGATATCTTTCCGATATTTTTGTATTAGAGCAGGAGATGAATGGCGCTAAGACAAATTTCTTATTTATAAAGATAAGCGATGAGGAAGGTAATTATGTTATAAAAGTTCCGTTGATGACATCAAGAGGAGGGATTAACAGCTATGTTAAGTCTCTTGTAAGATACTTACCTAATATCGACCTGAAACGGAAGATTGTTATCAATCCTGCGCATACTAAAAAAGGAGAGCAATACGCTCCTGGCAATTTCTTTATCTCATACACTAGGGAGACCCCAGACGGAAAAGATGAGCTTATCCAGCAATATTATAAGAATGGACAGAATGGATGGCCTGACAGGGTTGAGAGCACGGATATTATGGGTAACAAGAAGTTTGATTATACCGCCCAAGACGCTTTCGCCTATCAGGTACTTAATAAGTATATTCAAGGCATTAAGACAGATGGTGTGAAACATGCTCAGTCGTCAAGCCAAAACAATGCTGGTGAGGTTACAACGCAAACGCCCCCACCGTCATATCAGGCGCAGGCCCAGCAGCAGACGCCTCCTCCATCATACCAGCAGGATCCGCCTCAGACAGCCCAAGCACCTTCTTTTGGAAGTCAACAGCAACCTCCTCAATATCCTCCTTTTGGAGATGACAATGATCTTCCTTTCTGATTTATATGGATAAGGTTTGTTTCAAATGTGGTAAAATAAAATCCATAGATGAGTTTTATAAGCATCCTAAAATGAAAGATGGACATTTTAATAAGTGTAAGGAGTGCGCTAAAAAAGATGTTCATGATAAATATAATGATAATATCAAAAATCCCGATTTTGTAGATAAAGAAAGGGAAAGAGGAAGAGAAAAGTATAAGAGGCTTGGATATGCAAGTAAGCATAGTAAAAATTATAAAACAAAATCTTGTGTATATAAAGGTTTAAGTAGGTCCTTAAGATCAAGAGGATTTGATTTAAAATACAAAGAAGCTCATCATTGGGATTATGATTGTTTAAAAAGCGGGTTTATTTTATCAAGAAGAGCACATAAACTTATTCATAAATATCTAAAATTGGATAATGAAAATAGATTTTTCTTTTATGGTGAGAATCTTCTTGATACTAAAGAGAAACATAGAATATTTATGGATAAGATATTTGAGATAAATAATGTTGATTATAAATATGTAGAATTTGATTTATGATAGAAAGTAATTTTAATATATCTACTAAAGTGAACCGTGTCTCGATGCCTACCCAAAATAAGGTAGATACGGTTATGAAGAACTTAGGGCATCGACCTTGTGTAGCGTATTCCGAGGAAAAGAATATGTATTATAAGGACGGAGAATGGGTAGCGTCAGATCTTGACGCTACTATCTTACCTCTTAGGGAGATGTTCGAAAAGACATCTGATTTGAAGTTAGGATTGAAGATCGTTTATTTAATAATCAAATTATAATGACTAGTATTGAGGATATTAAAAAACTTCTGGAGAGTAAGTCGTTTACATCAGCCAGAGATCTTGACGAGTTTGAGGAAAAGCCGGATGATAAACAAAACGAGGTTAGACTGAATTGCGAACCTATGGTAGGGATGGTGGAGAAAGAGGGAAAGATCTTCCTTAACTCCGTAAGATTCTCGAAAGTATGGAACTCGTTGGGTAAGGATATTCCTATTAAACAGGGTAATGCCTTCCCATTAGGACAGGGTGATGTCCTTGATATAGACACAGGGGTATGGGCATCGTTCCCGGACAATACCATAGGGGTGTTGATGATGCTGCCGTCGTTTACCGGCGATACGGGACTTACTTTGGTAGGATCACCGTTCGTATCGTCTAATAACGGGAATATCATTATCAGGGTCACTAATGTCCGTAAGGATATGGCTATAGTCGAGAAAGACAAACATATAGCTGAGTTAATTATAGTCGGAAAGATAAAAGTCAATATTCGTGAAACTTATAACAGTGATAAAAAAGATGTTCGGATTGAGGATAGTAAAGAGTAGCTATATAAATACTCTAAAACAGGATCTTGATGAGGCTATTAGCTATTCAAGTAGATTAAAAAGAGATTATGAGGATTCCCGCAATAAGATAACGGAATTAGAAGAGAAAGTAAGGTATCTTAATACGCTTGTCGATTCTCTTGATATGGATATAGATTCCAAGGATTCTCATATAGTTAAGATGGGAAATGAGCTTAGTAAATCAAGAGAGCTATATAATGAGTCGGTAAAAGAGAAAGAGACTCTTAAACGGGCTTATATGGATATCGAAAAGAAACATAAACTATCATCTAAATTACTCGATGAGGCTAGAAGAAGATACAAGGAACTTGAGGATCAGAATAAGGCTATGTCCGATCGTATCAAGTATCTAGAGAATCATATCGATCCAGAGGCTTTAGACAGAGATGTGCCTGATGAGGTTGTTGTTGATGATGATAAGATGGATCCTAATTCCGGTCATATTGATATACCTGAAAATAACGCTCCTGAGGTTACTGATGCCGATGCCGGTAATGATGTAAATGTCGAGAATAAGGTGGAGGATAAGAAGAAATCTAAGAAACGTAAAAAATCTAAAAAAGGATGAATAAGATCTTGTTATTATTGATAACTATCCTTACCTTAGCGGTTGTCGGATGCGGTACGTCAAGAACCTACTATACGGAATATGATACTACTGATATATCTTATGTAGTGGATTCAATAGTGTCTTCCGGTACCGTGATGGGCCAATGGAAGGAGTGGCGGTTTACGCTGGACGACGGCCGGGTCGATAATTTTAGCTTTACCGCCCTGTACGACGCCAAGGGAAAGGCTAGGGGGTCTATACAGGTAAGGCAAAGATCCGATACGTTTAATATCAAGATAATAGATTATCATAAAAAGGATAAGTAATGGAATACGGACTAGGTTACATACCATCACCAGTGGATGACAGGGACGCTATCATGAACATGCAGCACGAGGCTGTTCCTGATGAGTATAAGATCAATAATGTCGATAGCGTAGTGGATCAAGGTTCTTCACCTATTTGCGCCGCTGTAAGCTTAGCTGAGATACTTAATTGGAGAAAGACTATAAGGGATATTAAAAGACCGGCCAAGATCTCTCCTTACGATATATATGATATGAGAGAAGATAAGGATCAAGACGGTATGGTTCTTCGTGACGCTATCAAGTCTATCAAGAACGTAGGCGTAGATGGGGAGAAAATAAACAGTTACGCTAGGATCATAGATCCGGTATCGGCTAAGGTAGCTTTGATGCTGAATGGTCCTCTGGTTATAGGTCTGTATTGCTATAATTATGGTAATCGATTCTGGCAAGGCCAAGGACAGAACTTGGGAGGTCATGCCGTTATCCTCACCGGATGGGATAAGGCCGGCTTTGTCCTACAGAACAGTTGGGGGACGGGATGGGGTAGGTCTGGTGTAGAGACGTTCCCATTCGAGGATTGGTGCTATATGCTAGAATGTTGGACAATAGTTTCATAACTTTACTATATAAACTTCGAGAAATTCCGATCCACATCCTTTTGTGAAAGCCGATGTGGTTATTTAGGACCCGTAGATCAATTGGTTGGATCATCTGGCTCATAACTAGAAGGTTGTCGGTTCAAGCCCGGCCGGGTCCACGCTATTTTTTTGGGGAAAAACTAGCATAGAGTTTTGTCATTAGATTTAGAGTTTAGATTTTGTTTGATACCCTTGTTCGGGAGGATAGGGGTATATGGATCCGAGGATTATTGGATGATCGCCATAATATTGGAGATGCTGGTTCGATTCCAGCCGGATTCACTAAAATATTGTTTGGTAATTATATACAATTTATAGATCTTTGAATAAAGGGGAGTTAATTTAACGGATAGAATTTACGATTCCTAATCGTAGCGTGGATAAGGGTTCGATTCCCCCACTCCCCACATGGTGTTTTATTAAACATATTCCCGTAGGTCGGTAATCAACGATAACCGGTAGACAGCCTACGGGAATCAATAAAATCTTACGTGCTTAAGATCGCTTTCAGTTCTATTTTTCGTGTGTAATCTATAGGAGGGTAGCACGGCCCTCCTATTTATAATAACTATTTGGGATGGATATTAATCAAATAAAAAAGTATCTACCAGCAGGATGGGATGTGGTTGATCTAATAGATCACGGTATAATCGATCTTGATATTATGAACGGAAAGATGATGGGGGAATATGTGGCTATGTTGATGATAAGGTCTTGTGAGAAGGCTACTAAGTCATATACCTTAACTAGTTTCTCGTTCCATGATAAAGATATGGATAAGTTGAGGATGTTGATAGGTAATGCTATAATGGCGGTAGGATATAGGAATAATCCTCTTACTGGAGATGGGAACACGGCGATCAAATAAAGGTGCTGAATATACTGAGAGAGGGATATTGGATATCCTTAACAGACAGTTCTTGGTATCTCCTAAATGGGTGATAAATAACCTGTATGTATATAACTGGGAGTCAGATTATCTGGCTATAACCAGATCTATGTACGCTTATGAGGTTGAGGTGAAGATCTCGCTTGCTGACTATAACAAGGATTTCGAGAAGGAAGGCAAGCACCAAGTAATGCAAGGCTGGTTCGAGGCCCGGAAGCAAGCCCTATACGAGACCGGGGACTGGGTCAGGTACGGTCGCCCAAATTACTTCTACTACTGCGTGCCGGATGGGTTGGTTGATCCTAAGGACATACCTCCGTACGCTGGGCTTGCTTATGTTTGTGGCAGGAATTTGAGAAAGGTCAAGGATGCCCCTATCCTGCACCGTGATAAATTTGACCCCGAAGCTTATAAGATGGCAGACAAATTCTACTACAATTGGTGGAACGAGAGACGTAAAGCCAGACAGATAGAAGGGAAGGATATGAAAGACGAATTCAGGAAAAGCATGAAAAAGGTGAAGGAGAAGATAACCGTCGATGCCAAGATCAAGGCGATGGAGGCGTTCTGGAGCGTCTGCGATTATGCCTACTGGCCGTACGGGGGAAGAGGGGTGCCCGGAATGAGACCCAAATGTTCCGCTTGTGGTGAGGAATGTAAATTACAATGCCCGAAAGGGAAAGAATTTAAAAACAAGATACGATGAGCAAGATTAAAGATTTATTGGCAAGAGCCATTTCATTAGCCTCAGAGCAACCTATGAGCTATAAAGAGGCAGTTGAGTTACTTGATGGTATAGATACGTGCAAGGTCAAGATCTGGCTGGAAGAAGGGGCTAAGATGCCTAAATATGCCCATGAGGATGACGCTTGCATGGATCTGTTCGTTAAGAATATAGAACTTGATGGTGGTAGGATCATATACCATACTGGCGTGCATGTGGCGTTACCTGAGGATTATGAGATGGAGATCCGACCTCGTAGCAGCATCACCAAAACCAAGTCCATTATCCAAAACGCCCCGGGAACTATTGACGAAGGATATAGGGGTGAGATTATGGTAGTATGTAGACGTATAGATTGCTATGGAGATCCTTCTTATTCGGCTGGAGAGAAGGTAGCTCAATTGCTTATCCGAAGACGGGAGCGTATCGTATGGGATCAAGTAGAGTCGTTAGAGGATCTTGGAGAATCAGAGAGAGAAAATGGGGGGTTTGGTAGTACTGGGAAGTAATTAATGCCTTATGAGTGGAAGAGTTAAGATAAAGTCAAAGGATAAGGATAAGAAACCTAAGATCGATATATTTAAGGTAATAGAGAACAGGTTCAAGAATATGAACGAGCTTCGGGATCTGATAGACATGGATCCAATGAAAGGGCTGGTCAGGATCCGGGACGGGGCCGGCTTCAGGGAGGTAGAGCGGGGAGGATGCCTACACCTGAACTACCTTAACCTGTTGGAGGAGGAGCTGGGAGCTAAACTATCAATAGATCTGATTGATAAGTATGTTAAAAGAAAATAGCACATCACCTACCCTAGTAATTACCTAGGGTAGGTTCGTTTTATATACCGAAGTGTCTACCACGATCTGGTTATCCAGATCCTCAATCAACTCAATTTATTTTAATATAGGAGGGTATCCTGAAGCGTATGATATGGGATTCCCAGGAATGTTCAGGTATGTAAGGATCTGGAATTATGCCAAGAACTTTGACTTAGATGAATTTGTTCCAGATCCTTAACAATGTATTGGGCATAATATCATAAAATGGAATACTTAATAAATTAAAGGAATGAGAAATGTGAAAATACGAATATATTATTCTATACACCCATTCCTTTAATTTGTATAACTATATAATTATTAATACTTTATATCTCTTATGAACCGAACACGAAAGCTTTTGGTCTTCGCTACTCCTCCTACGAGTCCACTGGAGAAATTCAATCTCCATCCGTAGTTGGTACTACGCTCTGAACTAGATCAATTGATCATCATGTACAATAGCTACGGATATACATTGATAATCCGCCTTTGACAAAGGTATTAATCTACCATCCTGTTTAACGGCATAAACGCCATTATCAACAGGGGATTTATAACTTGAATAAAATCTCCTCCTTATCATAAGAATAAATTTTTACGGAGGATATAAATACCCCCCCCCATCATGTATTTAACTTCTTTATTCATAATATATTATGTTTTAATTATATCGCAAATATAACAAATTAAATGAGATGGAAGGTGATATGGTTGTTAGGAAGTATGAGGGATATTCGGGGAGGATGATATGCGGGACGTTATTGGAAGGATGAGGTGGGGTATGATGGGAGGGGGATATGCGGGACGGACCACCTCCCCGAAATCGGCCCGGCCGGGCTGCCGTTTTTTGGACCAGCCCCCCCCAATCCACGAAGGACGGGAAACAGGAACGGCAAACGATCTGCGAGCCGAAAAAATAATGCTTATTTTGTATTTAACTTGCTGATTGTCAATAATATAAATCAATATTTTAATATACGTTTACATTTGATTAGATTTATTACATATAATCGTCGAATTTTTATTGCAAAATATTTGTTGGACAATGAAACATGTGTTATATTTGCAATGTGAGATAACAATATAAACAAACGAGGCGTGCTAGAAGCCTATACAAGTCCCTAGGGCAAGGGCAAATCTAATGACAAGTAAAGATCTTAACAAAGTACAAAACGAGGTAAAAAAAGCAAGCGAGAAGACGTTAACGGGTGCGGTAAAAGCGTGGTGTCAACTTTTTAAATCTGGAAAAGAAGTCAATGATATCTTAAAAGAATATGAAATCAGCGCAGACAAATCGATTGTCCCCGCTTTAGTCAATTTGGCAAAGGACAAGGAAGTTGTAATACAACTATGTAAGGAAATACTGCCACGAGTTAACAACACCTTTTGCGCCTATAAAGAAGTTGAACGCGAATACTACGATAAAAACGATCAGGATAAAAACAAAAAACTAAAAATGAGCGAAATAGAGGATATGGCAATCCTCGGCTCGCTTCATAAACGTTTCGGATACAACGAGCCTATTGAATTTGATTTTGGCATATATTATGAAACGTTCAATGGCGCTGACAAACGTATTATAAAATGTGCCGTTCCGATAAAGCGGTACACATTTAGTCTTATAGCGAAATGCGTCACATATCACTTAACTCACCCTAGAAATGGCAAATAGTGTCATTTGCCCCTATATCTCTATATATAGGGGCGTTATGGTTGCACGTGTTTGCCTTCTCGTGGCGCAACTGGACTAAGACTAAAGACACACGATATTTAACATATTGATATAAGCATACACAAGTGGGTAGGGGTATAGCCGTTGGCGTTCGATAGCTTGTGTAAATAGGCCGCCTCTTAGCAATGTGGTTTAAGTTCGTATCAGTCGCAATACGAATGTTATTCTTTGGGCTTGTATCAAGACGGGTAATACGTCCGGTTCCCGGATAGGCCGTGTAAAACACGGGGTATATTGGTGTATATACGCATGTATAGGGCGTATGTCCATGCGTTGTAAGAGTAGCACGCATGGAGTGCATAACGGTGTTATAACCGTGTCAATATATCAAAGCAATAGAGTTTAAGGTAGCTTAAATACTTATGCGCTATATGTAGTAGCAAAATAACAACCCTTACAAGGGTATTTAGTGCGGTTAAATTGACGGACTTAATACGCCTTGTCGGTACGTATCACGGGTGACGTATGTACGTATTTGGCTTCGTTCGTTCGGGGCAAAGGGACAATCCAATGGAGACGGGCGGGTGTGGTGTGTCCGGCTAGCCGTGTCGATAACGGCAGCTTTGTGCCTTCATAGCCGTGCTTGTTTCTTATTGGTGTAATTAAATGAATATATTATGTACAAAAAGAAATTCAATAATCTGAATAGAAAACTATCTATCCAAAAAGAAAAGGCTTTAGAAACTGCAAGAAAGTCGCAAATTGACTTTTATGTTGAGCTTACCAAAGAACTATACAATTCTAATAAATTAGATTGTAGTAGGGATTCTGATAAATGTAGGCGGAAACGTGTTAGTTACATGGCAAACAAATTACGACAGTAGTCGTTTATTTTTATTTGATTTTAAAGTTTGTGCCCTTTCGTATTGTAGTGATATAGGACGGAAGGGCTTTTTGTGCCTATATTTTACAAAATGATAGCATATTAATATGTTTTGCTTACACATAAAAGTGTTAAGGCGGCAAATTTTAAGCCTTGATCGAAAAAGTGTAAGTAAAATGCTTTATTTATCATCATTTTGTATACACATATATCCATGCGGACGGGTATATTGTGCCCTTATGTATGGTTTTGCGCTTGAATCGATCCTAAAAGGTATATAATAGGCGGTACTTATTGTATATTTTTTATCTATATCTAGGCTTGTCTTCCTTTAGAGGTAGCTCTAGGGTTTGATATATATTATTTTATTGATACTCAATTAATTGTATTATTTGCGTTCAATTTTAAAATCGTGGTTACTTATTGTATATTTTTTTTTATGGGTGTATTTATATATTTGGTGCTTAGCTTGTTTTGTGGGTATATGGCGTTTGAGTTGGGGCGGTATGTTATAGCTACGGGCGACGCCCTGCCTATAATCATAGTTTCTTTATTGGTTTTATTATCAATATATTGTATTAGGCAAGTATATAAGGCAATCAAGAACAAAGACCTCGATATCCTAGACTGAATCAGCGTTCCACGTGGAACAAAGTAGCGGAAGGTCTTGGGATTTCGTGGGGATTTCGAGGGAGGGGTGGGGTTTGCGTGATGGGACACCTCCAAGCAAGAAAAAAAAACACCTCCAAGCAAGAAAAAAAAACACCTCCAAACAAGAAAAAAACACCTCCAAACAAGAAAAAACACCAACAAACAAGAAAAACACCTTTCGAGCAAGGGAAACGCCTTTCGAGCAAGGGGTATCTTCCGATCAAATGCAAAAGCTTACAAATGGTAGGAGTTTCCGGTCAAGGCAAGGCGGTTGTGAGCGATGGCGGGTAGATATTGTTTATTGGTATGGGGCGATGCGGAGGAAACCAAGGGGAACGGGAGGCGGCGATGGCGTGGGGTTGGCCCCGCTGGTCGTCCGTCTCCGTTCCCCTTTGGCGTTAGTGTAATATTAAAAATCTGATAGTGATATGACAAAAGAAGAAGCAAGGAACGTATTTGGCGGTAGTATAGTAAATAATCTGCTGTCGCTAGGGGCTGAGCCTACCAACGTGGTAAGGCAAGACGGGTTGATAGAATGGAAAAGTGATGGATATATAGAGGTAGGAGGCGTACAGGTATGGGCTTACTATTACTTTGAGGATGGAGAGGATGTTGATAGATGTGATTGGGCGGATCATATGGAGATAGAGGTAGAGGAATGTTGGATTTAAAATCGGCTGATATGAGATTCATGTATTTAACGGAGCTTAGAGAAAAGGATATATACGTAGGCGACAAGAAGTGCAAAAGAGTAAAAATATATGTAGGCAGACCGTTGAGGGATACGCCTAAAACCTATAAACAAATAGGCGGATTTGTAGCAAAAGAACTATCCAACGCTTATAACAGCGGTTGTGTTTCCATCTATGAAGCAAAGGATAAAACGCTCAGATATTCGGTTTATCGAGACGGTTGTTTCTATCCTTATTACGGGAAATTAGAGGTGGCAGAATAACACCAAGGGGAACGGGCGGCGGTGTCACGGCGTGGTAGGCTGCGGGTGTCGGCTGCCGTTCTTTCCTTTGGCGTGGTAATATAAAATACTAAGGTGATTATATACCATTTTACACCAAAAAAATGAGAAATGATATGCATTTGTACGAAAATCCGTACTGGGTATCACCAATACCCTCTACCGGTTGCTCAAAAGTGAGATCGCCGGATTCTTTTACTAAACAAAACGTTTTTGATTTTACTTACCCAACGAATATTTTTTAGGGTAAAACCTTATATCAAAGACCTCTTTTGCTCAACCGTCTTGTCCGAAACAAGGGACTATATGATTCGATTGAGTGAGACAAAATTAGAAAAGAAGAATGTGAAATTAAATAACATGTGTATGTTTTACAACATATATGGTGTAAAATAGTATATAATAACCAATACTAATAACATGGACGAGATTATAAAATTACAAGATGAGATACTGTCTTATCTTCGTAATAATATTACAAAGGACGAGGCGTATTATATCCTTACGACTGATAAGGATATGATAGAGGTTCTTATATCAGATAAGAAGGACGGAAGCAAACGTATCAAGATCCTTGATATGGAATATACTATCGAGAAGGATGATATGTTATTGCTATTCGATACTGATGGGGTAATAGACGAATGTCTTTTGGTTGCCAGCTATATAGGGGTAAATATGTATTTTCGCAGGCAAGATGTCAACGCTATTTTGTATAACATCAATAGAGAGAAAGTTATGAAATATCCTTACATAGCTATTCAGTTAGATAATATACAGACTATAGAAAAGCGTAGGGTTGTTTTTGAGATCACCGGGCATAGGATGGATGATAACAAAGAGAGAATAGATTTTATGTTTATTTATTTTATGGCAAGATTATGCGTATAAGAAGAACTGTAAAGGAAAGGGATATTATGAAGGTATGGGTATTCGGGTGCGATCGGAAACTTATAAAATCGGCGGCGGATTCCGGGTTCAGAAACATGTCGGAGGTATTATCTTACGCTAATTGTATGGCAGGAGATAAGCCTGTAGATCATATTAGGGTCTCGAATGAGAATCGTGGCTGGTGTGGATCGTATACTATATATGGTAGGGAGATAGATTAGTTTGATCGTGAACAACAAAGGAGGTGCGTATGAATAATGTTATAACAAACGCCAATGGCGTGAAGGTAAAAGTAAGGGTGTATGATATTGGCGATGGGGAGATAGATAGATACACGATAATATGTGTAAGTGATAAGGGTAAAGATAGTAGTGGGTTGGTATATTATCCTGTGTTTGCATGCAGCGAAAATCCATTTCATCCACAAGGAATAGAAATATATGTTGGTGATTATTATCCATATAGGAGACATTCATACGATTTCGGTAAAAGAGTTAAGGATCTAGCATCCTTACCAGAAGAGGTGATTAAGTACGTAAAAATAATAACGACATGAACGAAATAGTTTACAACAATTACGATTTAGTGGCTTTTGAACAAGATGGAGAAGTGGTAGTGGCCGTAACATTTTACAGATATTACAAGAAGAAAGCTAAGGGCGAGGTTAATTATAGATGGAGAACCAGATGCCATGAGTTGGTGGATAAGATTGTAAGACACCGTACCAAGGTGTTTACCGGTCAGCTTATTCAGTTAGCGAAGGCGTATGGGGAGAAAAGGGTCATTAAATATCAAAAACAGGAGGAAGAGGTATGTCAAAATACGACAGGGACGCTATAGAAATATATATACTAGATCATATAGATACTGATAATTACAAAAAGCAGTTTAGATATGATAGGGAGTATCTGGCTTTTATGCTTAACGTGTTTAAGGATGAGTATAAAGAACATATCAAAAGGGATGGGATTAAGAAAGCTTTCGAGGACTACATAATGAGCGTTCCGTCTATATCCAGGATTCATATAGCGGATTGCGATATCAGGTATTTATTACGTTCATGGGAAGTGGAGTTCGATGATGATGATGATGAGATATACATCTTGTATAAAAAGATCATAAGGGAGGTCTTCTTTAAGATGTGTAATGATATGAACATTAGATTTTAGTTTGTTAATATTGTGACCATGACCTTGGCGGGGTGGAAGGATATATCATAATCGTACGTGTGCGGATATGATCCGGGGTCAGTTCCCGGCACCTTGGCATAACTTAAATGTAAGTAGTATGGAAGATAATATTTTAAAAAGAGCGGCAGCGGAATTAAAAGAAGCCGGTTGCAGGGTTTTCGCATGGCATGATGATACTTATAATAGAGGTTGGAGTAAGGGTGATTATATAATGTTGTATTACGCCTTCCCTGATTCACCCAACATCGGGTATCTGAGTCATGGGGAATATGGAATGAGTGTAGCATATAGTAGAGCCTATATACCGAGCCGTGGAAGTGGATCGGGGTGTTGTATCAAGGAGGAAGCTACGTTCGACCTTGCGACGGCATTAGACGTAATGAACGGGCCGTTACCTAGGTGGTGTAGGTCTTATGGGGTTTATCCAAAGCAGTACGATAATATTGACAAATGGTATAATAGCGATAATCATAACAAAAAATTATTTAAGGAGATTTGATATGGAGGTAAAAGATTGGGAAAATTTGGTTTTGAATACAAAAGTAGGATCACATTGTTTTGTTACGCTGATTGACGATAAGGACATCAGTAGAGGTTATGCGCAGATCAGACGTGCGGAGCATTTCGGGTATAACATCTGTTTTACAAGGTTATATGGGAATAAGTTCTACTTCGAGAAGATAGAGGAAGGACGTACACAACAATATATCAATAGGAGGAAATAAGATGGTGATAGAATTTGATTTTGAGATATACAAAAACGGAGATTACGATAAGGTATATCTCCGCAACGGGAAAGAGGCAAGAGTATTATGTGATAATGGGAAGGGTAATAGTCCTATGGTCGTGATGATTGAGGATGATAAAGCGGATGATTATATTATTCTTCGTTATAACGAAACTGGCAGGAGGAATATCAATGGTCAATCGGATCTCGATCTTATGTTATCGGTAAAAGAACGGGAACCAGAATTATGGGTTGTTGTCATATCTTATATGGATAATAAGGATAAGAGACAAAAGATGGTCTTGCCTAATTTTTTCTCAAGGGATATAAGAGGATATATATATCTTCAAGGAAGCTCTAAATCGAATGTATCATATTATGTTGGCAGGTTAGAAAAAGATGGGTGCTTCGATGAGCTATGCGAGAAGATAAGGGTAAAGAGAGATCGCATTTATAACATGGAAATAATATCACTATCAGATGACGAGACGGCAGTTTAACCAGTTGATAAATGATCTGGACGGTAAAAACCCGTTTATCGTGTTGCATAGGGATGCCGTTGCGCCTAAATACGTGGGCGTGGAGGTCTCGAAAGAAGGAGTGGTATATAACTACTCGGTTATAAGCATAAATGACGAATATAAGCCTAAAAAGGCTCTTATTTCGAAGATATTGGGTATAGCTGATAATCTTAATGGCGATAGCGGCTTGAAAAAGGAATGATTGAGTGTATTTATGACCATAATAATAAAAGTTGTGTACTGATACGAATGATATTGGACGGAGGATAAATATGGCAGTATGGTAATAGACAGGTTTATGTCTTAATATCATAATATTCTGCTATTATATCCTCTTTTTGGGTAAGGAGTATAATAAATAATATAAATATCTTGGATATGGGGGAAATTAACATAGGTGATAAGATCGTGAATAATAATTTTGATATGGATAAGATATGACAAGATACTTGCTTATGATGGCTATGGTGATACTGACACCGCCAAAAGGGAGCGGTGGCATGCCCCTCGCCCCGAAGCCGGCCGTGATCGAGGCACGGGTATGGGATAAGCTGGCGGCCGCCCTGTCTTTCGTGGAGTCAAGGAATGACGATCGAGCGTATAACGCCTCATCCGGGGCTTTAGGAAGATGGCAAATGAAAAGGGTATACGTTGATGAGGTTAATAGGATATTACGCCTCAAACGGCAGAAAAAGCGGTATAGATACGATGATCGAACGAATCCTGTCAAGGCTAGGGAAATGTTCGAGATATATCAATCTCATCATAATCCTAAAAAGGATATAGATCGGGCTATAAGATTGCATAGGGGATTACATTCCCCTAAATATATTAAGGAGGTTAAACGTAAATTAAGGGAATAATATGAATCGTGAGGTATTAATAAGTATCATTAATAGAGGTAGAATAAGGTTTATCCCAGTAAGAAGATGTCCCTTATGCGATGAATATGTAGGATATAAATTCGTTAGGATGTGTGATGGAAGTATGATACCGGTATTTTCTAGCGGATGTAGGTGTTGTGGCATAAATAATGGGACGCTATCAGAAAGGACTTGGGATGAGGTGCTTGATCTTGTCAAAACGGTACAAAATAAGCCTATGAATGAGAGAACGGAGGAAGATGAATTTATATTAAATAGTTTAATATAAGGAGGTATTGTATATGAAATGGGTGATAATAAAAGGCGTAAGGTATCCTATGTCCGTGGTGTCGGCATTCGCCGCATATTACGGGAACAATCCGTTTCTGAAGATACGGATAAGGAGCAAATATCACATAATTTATTTTGATAATTTCGATTGTTTGAATATCCAGATAAGGTATTTGACTAACAACTGTCCTGACTTCGTGCAGATAGGAAATTGGTATATATCCAAGAAGCAGGTGATGTCGTGGGGGCCCAAGGGACAGGCCGTGGACGGATCGGGCTGGGTTATATCCTTCACTCTGTCCTTTGGTTTGGAGAACAGTACTCAAATTAAGTTCGACAAGGAAGAGGAGTATCAAAGAGCTTTAGATAGTTTAAATGAGAAGTTCAATGTAATATTATGAGTTGTATCATGAAAACCATGATACTTAGAGGAGTATTGAGACTGATAGCGATCAAGGCAAATGATGTTGTTTAATTAAAAAATAAATTGTTATGGAAATAAGAGAGCATTTATCGGTTTATCTAGAGAGTGGATATCTTTTTGACGATATGTCAGGAAAATTAAAGTGGTTTGAGATTGATAAGATCTTGATCAGTTTTACATATGGAGTAGTTAGATATGTAGGAACATGGGGAGGATGTAGGACTGAGAAGACATTAGATGGGAAATTATTTTATTCGTCCGAAGAATGTTTTAAAAAGGGCAAGAGCATCCCCAAGACAAAACTATCAATATATGATGTTTTTGAGTCATTATATGGGTTCGTTCCAATAGGTGATGTGTGGAAATACAAAAACGGAAGAGCTGTCAAGGGTGAGTTGGAATATTTTGATGTTGAAATAGATAATAAAGGAAAAATTTATTGTAAGGAAACATATTACAGAACATGTGAAGATGTGTATAAATTCAATGACTTGACTGTAGTTGACAAGAATGGAGACATGAGATTAGTAAAATCTTCAAAAAGTAAATTAATGCTTACTGATGATCAATTAGATGTTGTGGAGAGAATGAAAGGCGTCATTGATGACATGGTTAGGTTAAAGATGATTATGTATATTGATCAAGACTATAATCTTTGTTTTCTGCCGGGAGATAAAATAGAAGATTTGACAATGGATGAGACAGATGGATTTGTGGATACCACCGGTATAGTGACATCTATAAAATCTAAGGGTGTAGTGGAGTTTTATGTAGAAAATCCTTTTGTGAAGATAAAGGATGAGTGATATCTGAATCTGGATTGTGGTGGTTCGTGAGAATAGCCACAATCATATCTCTAAACGTGAACATAAGGAGGTACGTATGTCATTCGATTGACGTTAGGGATCTAGTTATATTAAAAGAGGAGGGATTATGAAAGAGATTGTATTAAAACTGTATGAGTTTGATGAGCTGTCAAAAGATTCACAAGAAAGGATCATAGAGCGTGAGCGCTGGAATATAATGGATTGTTGCATGGAAGCTTATGGTGCTGATTATATAAGCACCATGAAGTCTTTTGGGGATCTGACAAATACTGAGGCTTATGGCTGGGGAGTTGGATATACGAGGGATGATTTTTGATTCAAATTCAAGTACAATGA